TTAGGCAAAAATTCTATCAATGTCTTTCTTTGCTTTTTCTCTCATTTCATCTGAATAATGGACATACGTATTCATTACAGTTTCAACAGTGTCCCCCAATAGTGCGGCTACGGTTTTGACATCTACGCCGTTAGCCAAAAGTCGTGTGGCATACGTATGTCGAAGGGAATGAATAGATGCTCCTTGGCATATATGAGATATTAGCTTGTCGATACATAGCGCTCTACTGGTTTTATCAGCAAACAACCTTCGATTTATCCTTAAAACAGAAGCATGTTTATATTCGTGGAGTATTTGACCTAGTTCTCTTGGGATAGGGATATCTCGATACCCATTCATACTTTTTGTTGGTTTGATGGCGTATTTGTTTTTACCTAGAGCAGATAGTTGAGCAGTTACGCTAAGAATACCAGCCTTTAAATCTACATTATCCCACGTCAAGCCGACAATTTCGCCGTATCGCAGGCCAGCATATCCGGCAATAGCAATCTTCACATAAGCGGTATAATTCTTTTGACACACACGCTCAAGCAGTGTTTTAAAGTCATCTGCGGAAATTACCTGCGTCTTTTTTTGCCGCTTGTCTTTCTCTTTAGGGACTTTGGACACAGGATTAGCCGCAAGTATTTCCAGCGTTTCTATGGCATATCTAAATACCCGGCCTACTTTGGACAGATAAAGATTTTTTGTGCTGACAGCGTATTTCATGGGCGCCATGCAGTCAATAATGTCAGAGTGGGTGATTTCAACAACGGGCACATCGGCTATTTTTATAAATGCTTGGAGTGCCTGCGTGTATAGTGCTCGTGTGTTATACTCTAGAACTGCGTTGTTTTCCAGCAGGAACAGCTCAAACACCTGACGTAGTGTAATATCCCTCATGGATTCATCCACGACGTTCAGAGCCTTTTCTTTTGCTTCATCCAGTAGTTTATCTCCGGCAGCCTTCGCCAGCTTTTTTGTTTTAAATCCTTGTCTTGATTTTTGCCGCCACCTCCCTTTATTGTCTTTGTAGGACAAGATGACTTGAAATCCTTTGTCCTTTTCTCTGTACGTAAAATTATATTCTAAATCGCGCATAAAAATATCAGCTCCTTTTTGATAAAATAGGGCTGATTGTGGTATAATACAGTTGTAATCAGCCTTTGCAGGGTGGATTATATTTGCCGGTATGGAGCACCTCTCCTTCGGCAATCCCGCATTCTGTTCGCAGCAGGATGCGGGGCTTTTTTATTCTGGATTATCATCATTGTCAGATATTTAATTTAAGGCTTCATCGTACCGATGCTGAATTTCCATCCAGCGATCCATTGGTGTTTTTGTTACTTTAGATAATTTTCGTATGAGGTCATGAGATAAGATTGCATCGCCACTGATAATCTGTTGCAGGTCATCAGGTTTTATTTCTAATTTACCGGCCAATTCATCCGTATTTGTTTCGGCATATTCCATGTAAGCCTCAATGGCTTTGCCGGGATGCATGGCTTCGAGCTCTTCTTCCGTGTAACTGTGTTTTTTAGTTTGTTTAGCCATAATGGGGAATCTCCTTTCGGCCTATATATAATATGATGCGATAATATGTTATACTGATAGTGTAATCAAGCTTCCCGCGAAGATTACATTGCTTCCCCCGTCACTGGATGCCCCCGGTGGCGGGATTTTTATTTTATTTTAGCGATTCAGCTTTTTTGCTATTTGATTATTTTAATGTAGGATCATCCGAGATTAATTTTTGATTGTGCATCGTGCGTGTATTAGATATATTGCGATCATATACAGGGGAAGTGATATCTAAGTTGGGCTCTGGGTGAGGGTTTCCATGAATTCCTAGGATACTGACCAACATATTATAGGCTAAGTCATTCGTCCAATAGCAATCCTTATGTTGTTGTAGAGTTTGAAAAATATCAAAACTATTTAAAATAAAATCATTTGAAAAATACATGATGAGGGGAATGCGGCTCATTTGATACGTAAACTTAGTGGCTTCATGGTACGAATTATTCTCAGGGTCCTCTCCATGATCCGAAAAGTAAATTATACCTTTAAAATTATGGTGGTTATGTACTTTGTCATAAATTTTTTGTAAGACATAGTCAGTATATAAAACGCTATTATTATACTCATTAAGACGGGAAATGTCATTCGAAAAATGTTCAAATGATTTGGGATACCGATCTTTGTATGTGCCATGTGATCCCATTAAATGAATGACAATTAAAGCATTTTGAATCTCATCCAAATTGGGTATATTCTGAACTAGTTTTTCATCATAATAAAATGTGTTTAGCCCCTCGCCTACATTTTCATTGAGCCATACTTGATAATCTGCGGTAGAAGCAATTTCCGCTATAGGCGTATCCCAAGCACCATATTTCTGCTGATTGCTAATCCAATAGGTAGTGTATCCGGCGGCTTTGGCTATTTCCATAATAGAATTGGCATCAACTAATTTCATTGTATTATATTGGTTTTTTTCGGTTAAAGCATAGGTTAACGAGGGAACCGTATGAACAAAATTGGAGTAAGAATGTGAAAACAAAATTAAACCATGTTCTTTGGAAACAGATTCTAGCCAAGGTGTAGTAGGAATGGAATATCCATAGGAGTACATATGGTCTCTAGTTTCAGATTCACCAATTACTAAAATGTAAATGCCGCCTTTGTTGGGTAAAATTGTTAGATTGTTTAAGCTTTCTAATTTTTCAATGCGAAGTTCTTTGGCTTTACCATAATCTTTAAAAATTTGTAGTGTGCCATAAGTATCTTTTATCATTGTACAAATGAGCCCTTGAGTTATTTTATGAGGAACTAATGAAGAAGTAACACATAAAAAGACGAACCCAATGATACATATAACTTTAGGAGAATGATATGTATATTGTAATTTTTTTATAGAAATTATCCATATTATATTAACAGCTATTATTAGAATAATACTTATAATCCATAATAAGAAGGAACTGCCAGAAAAATAAGCACTTATCTCAGAAAGATTAGTTTGAAACAAGGTGAGTACAATAACTTCGGTTAGTAATCGCTTACTAATAAAATAATAACCATAAATTAATAAAGGAGGAAAAAGAAAAATTATATATAAAAAGTAAATAATATACCGGGCAACTATTTGGACATTTTTTAAGGTAATCAGATTAGTACAATAATATAAAAATGATATAAAACAATATAAGACTACTCCAATTATAAATGATCCGTTAAAAGATTCAGGACGTAATAATATTCCATTCAATAGCTTAAGATATTCAATAAAAGTATACAATATTGTAAAAATAATAAAATTAAAAATTATACGTTTTTGAAAGTTCCACAAATATAAAATCCCGGTAGCCATAATACCGGCAAAAATAGAAATAGGATAATAATGAAATAATATTTGGGTTATAGTTGTGTTAGAAAATATTAATAATAATTTTGAAACTAAAAGAACAATAAAAAAACATGCAAGACAGCGTTTGATAGACGCAGTAGATTTTGAACATAACATATATGCATTAAATCCTTTCTTATAAATACACCGAATAGATAACGACCTTGCCAAAAATTTTCATGTCGCTGGCATCATCATAATTAAAGATCATATCCGTAAATGAAGGATCGCTACTGTCTGGACGGAGGATGAATCGATTGTTTTCTTCGTCGTCATAGAAGTGCTTAACGGTATATTCACCATGGCAGTTCTGAGCAACAACAACGTCACCATTATGGATGGAATCTAAATCTATATTCATCAGGACGGCAATAGTAGCTCCGTTCTGAATTATTTTATTCATAGATTCACCGTTCACGTGCATGAATACGATATCACGATTGCGGGCATATTTACCGAGCCATGCATCCGGAACAGAAACCATTGGAACATTGTCCATAGCATCTATTTCCTCCAAGGCACCGGCAGCGATGCCCACAGGGTAGTTACGGTATTCGAATGATGGGGCGGTTATTACGGACTTATTTTCCCATCCCATTAGATAAGCTGGTGTAGTTCCATAAATAATAGCCAATTCTTCAATTTTATCAGAAGGAATATTAACAATGTCTAATGATTCATATCGAGATAGTGTAACTTTGGAAATGCCTATTTTTTCGGCTACTTCTTGTAATGAAAGGCCGCTTTCTATTCTTTTATTTTTCAATCTCGCCGCAAATTCAATTTGATTATTTGTTGGGGGATTTTTTAATCTACTAATTTTATTCATAAATACCTCCGAATGTATTTTTTTATAACCTAATTATACATCTTTATTTCCTAATAAGCAACACTAAAAAGATAAATGTTTAATAAAGTTGCCCGATGGGTATTGACAAACAAATTCCTCAATAGTACAATGTAGTTACCTAATAGGAAACGAAATGAGGTGATATTATGATTAAGGTAAATGCTTTAAAAGGGAAAATTGTTGCTTGTGGGTTAAAACAAAAAGATGTTGCAAAAGCCCTTAATTTAAGTGACAGAAGTTTTAGATATAGATTAAAAAAAGGGGTGTTTAATAATAATGAAATAGAAGTTATGATTGATTTATTAAATATTAATGATCCTATAGATATTTTTTTTGCACAAAATGTTTCCTAATAGGCAACCATAGCGAAACACAGCCTAATCAACCAATCACACGAGAGGAGGTGAGAGAGAATGGAAATAGATAAAGCTGCAGAAAAAAAACAAGAGCTTTGTTGTAGCAAAACCCTTGTTGTGAATTGTGATATTTCGGGAGTATTAGATGAAAAAAAAATTGTAAAAGATATTATTCGTTATTTATCTCGCCGAAAGAAAAACCAAGTATTTGGTCACTGAAAATATTAAGAATCTGGAAATGAAAATCCCTGCCGCCAGCCAATGGACGAATCGTAGCGTCTTTGATTCGTAAATAAGCTGAATTATTTACAATAACATCGTTATCGCTTTGTTCTTCTTTAAGAAAATTATTTCTGGCTTCGTTGATTGCGTGGTTAATTACGAGTGCTGGATTGTCATTGTTGTTATCCAGCAATACAGTACCATAAATAATAGACGATGTTGTTAAAATGATTAGCTTTGTATCGGGTTTAACCGAAACCTCTTTACTTGTTTTTAAAGAGTCGATACCCACAGCTGCACAAATTAAAGTAGAAGCCTTAATGTCTCTCCTATTATCAATGCCGTTTATAAACACTTTCTTGTTTTTGTCCATAAATAATCACCTCCCTTCAAGGTAATTATATCACATAGAAAGGAGTAAATCCCATGGAAGATAAAACCGTATTTTCTCTATCTGAATTAGCAGATCGGTGGAAATGTAGTAAGTCCGCGATAAAACGCATGGAAGAACAAGACATGCTCAGACGGCTGCCGCTTCCTAACACAATGTATCGAGGAAAAGAAGTATATGCATTGGAAGGGCTGGATCTGAGGGACTTAAAACAGCCGACTATTTTTGAAATGCGAAGGCTTCAAGCTGAAAACAGCGGGTTGCAGAAGCGTGTCAGTCAGCTAGAAGAAATTATTTTGCAAATTACCAGTTTTGCGACATCTGCAGTCGCAGATAAAGTTATCCGGGATGAACAAGCATGATCTGCGCAGACTGCGGACGGGAGATACATGGTGCGTACGTAGTGATCCGGATTGATGGCAAATATGTCCCAGTGCATCGGGACTGTGGCACATGCCTATCGTATCACGGCCCGCAGCGACCGAAGAAACTCCGATGCAGAGTGACTAAGGCGTTGCAGAATTACAGAGAGGAGCACAGTGATGGACGATGACAAGATGATCGAAAATGCAGCTATGATAGGTCTTTCGAGATCGAATGGCAGCATTGAATTGCCGGAGTGGATCAATGATCATAAAAAAACATGTCCACAAGCAGCCGTTACCGGGGATGCGGAGTCAATCACCTTGTGGGACATGATTAAAATAGTGGCACAGATCGTGCCTATTGCATTGCTGATATGCGTTGTGTGGGCGGCATGGTAATAAGAAAAAGCCGCCCACGGGAATGGGCGGCAAGCAAAACAATTTATATTTATAGTATAGCATAAAGGAGGCACACATGTCAATAAAAATCACAAATTTAGAAATTGAAAATGTTAAGCGTGTCAAAGCTGTCGCGCTAGAACCGTCTACTACGGGTCTTACGATCGTCGGTGGTCGTAACGGCCAGGGTAAAACCTCTGTGTTGGATGCTATTGCATGGGCGTTGGGCGGCGATAAGCGGAAACCGTCAGAAGCACAACGAAAAGATAGTACAATCCCGCCGCGGATCCATTTGGAGCTTAGCAATGGATTGATTGTAGAGCGCAAAGGGAAATCATCTGCGCTGCATGTCATTGATCCATCGGGACAAAAAGCCGGCCAGCGATTGCTGGATAGTTTTATTGAAAAACTGGCGTTGGATTTGCCTAAATTTATGCAATCGTCAGATAAAGAAAAGGCAGAGACGCTGCTGCAGATCATCGGAGTTGGTGACGAACTGGCGAAGCTGGACCGGCAGGAGCAATCCCTTTATAATCAGCGGCTGGAAATTGGCCGGATTGCTGATCGGAAGAAAAAGCATGCTGAAGAACTGACATGGTATCCTGATGCCCCTGATGAGCCAGTCAGTGCCTCGGAGTTAATTAAGCAGCAACAAGAAATTTTGGCCCGCAATGGTGAGAATCAGCGAAAACGTGATCAGCTGGACACCATGCTACAGCAAAAAGCAGACGGAGTACTCCGGATAAAAGCATTGCAAGATCAGATCGCATCTCTACAAACGCAATTAGACCAGTACCAGGGACAAGATACGCAACTGCATACAGATATTTTATCAGCCCAAAAGACGGTTTTGGAACTGGAAGATGAAAGTATGGTTGAGCTCGAGCAGAGTATTGCTAATATCGATACGATCAATGTCAAGGTGCGGGCCAATGCTGACAAGACCCGGGCACAGGCCGAAGCGGAAGAACTGGGAGGACAATATAATGATTTATCCACGCAGATACAAGATGTTAAAAAGGCCCGCATGGACCTGCTGCAGCAGTCTAATATGCCATTGCCGGGATTATCGGTACAAGATGGGGAATTGATCTACAGCGGGCAGAAATGGGATTGTATGAGCGGCGCAGAACAACTGCAGGTAGCCACTGCCATCGTGCGCTGCCTAAATCCGGAGTGTGGATTTGTCCTCATGGACAAGCTCGAGCAGATGGATACGGAGACATTGGCTGCCTTTGGGAATTGGCTTGAATCCGAGGGACTACAGGTCATTGCCACCCGCGTTGCAACCGACGATAGCTGCAGCATCATTATTGAAGATGGGTATGTACAGGGAGCCGATTATGCACCTGATAAACCAATAGACACGCCGAAGAAAGCTCCCAAATGGGAAGCCGGTAAATTTTAAAGGAGGTTTATATGTTTGAAGAATGGACGATCAAAAATGTTAAATATAAAGATGGCACCATTTTTATCAAATTTATGGATGCGAATGATGCTGAATATTCGCTGAAAAGTGAGGACCCCGCACGGCCGGAATTTATGGATGCCCTGCGTCATTTTAGAGATTGTTTCCGGTCTTTTGAAAGCAATCCCATATTGGATAGTCCTTCTAAAATGGCAATTCATACTATTGGATTTAAGTATAAGGACGACCAATTAAACAGTTTTGCTCCCACTTGTACAGTGCGTTCTGAGAATGGGTTCGAAGGGGAACTAGCAATCGCTGCCATAGCGTATCCGACCAATAATAAAGATATCAATATCGCCCTTTCAACAATTACATGCGAGGCCAATCAATATATTGCAGGCCATCGGGCACAAATGGGGCTGTTTGATGGAGAGGAGGAATAGACCGTGAATATTATTTCTGGGAAAATACAAAAATATCAAAAAATAGTTGTGTATGGACCGGAAGGTATTGGTAAATCTACCTTTGCCTCCCAGTTCCCACAGCCATTATTTATTGATACAGAGGGCAGTACCGCTCATCTCAATGTAGATCGGCTGGAACGCCCATCTTCATGGGCCATGTTGATGCAGTACATTAGTGATCTAAAAAAAGATAACCTTGGCTATCAAACACTGGTTATCGATACGATTGACTGGGCCGAGCATTTATGTGTCGAATTTATCTGCAATAAGAATCAAGTTAGTGGCATCGAAGATTTTGGATATGGCAAGGGCTATATGTATGAAAAAGAAGAATTTGGTCGGCTGTTGAATCGGCTGCAAGATTTAGTAGATACCCAAATGAACGTCGTGCTAACCGCTCATGCCATGGTCCGGAAGTTTGAACGGCCAGATCAGACACCCTATGACAGATACGAATTGAAACTAAATAAAGCCGGCGGCGCTAAAATATCCGATATGGTCAAGGAATGGGCTGACATGCTGCTCTTTTCCGATTACAAGATCGAGGTTTACAAGGTAGACAGCAAAGACAGCAACGCAAAAAAAACAAAAGTCAGCGGCGGGCAGCGTGTCATGTATACCTGCCATCACCTAAACTGGGATGCTAAAAATCGGCATGGCTTGAAAGAGTGCCTGCCGTTTGATTACCAACACATTGCTCATTGTATTCCAAGCACCTTAACGGCGCCCGTCGCGGAAATAGTAGACGCACCCAAACAAGAAAAAATATCCGCTCCGAAACCGGCAGATACCAAACCGAACAGGCCCGTACAGCCGCCAGTCACAGCGCCGGCTGTACCTGATTTAGGGATTCCGAAAGACTTGGCGGAGCTTATGGACGCACAGCATGTGACGGAAACCGATATTCGCAAAGCCGTAGCATATCGGGGATATTTTCCCGAAGATATGGCAATCGCAGACTATCCGGAAGATTTTGTCAAAGGCTGCTTAATTGCCGCATTTCCGGCCATTGTAGCCGTAATTAAAGAATTGCACGACCAAGAAAATATACCCTTTTAATAGAGCAGGAGGAATATCATTATGGCAGAAGAAAGAGCATTTAGTTGGGACGATACCTATGAAGAAGCAGAAAGTGAATTTACCCTATTGCCGCCAGGCGATTACGATTTTACTATTGTGGATTTTGAACGAGGCTATTTTGACGGCAGCGAAAAAATGCCGGCGTGCCCGGAAGCTAATTTGAAATATAAAGTAGTAGCAGCCGACGGGAAAGAAACCACCATCAGACAAAAACTATTCTTGCATTCTAAATCACAATGGCAATTAACGAACTTTGCCTGCGCGATCGGGCATGCCAAACGGGGCGACGGTAAATTTTCCATTCGCTGGAATGAATTGATTGGCGCTACGGGGAGATTTCAGTTAGGTATCCATAAATACAAGGATAATGAATATAATCAGGTCAAAAAGTTTTATGACAAAGAGCCGGCAGCCGGCGGCGTAACCTATCAGCAGGGAGCGTTTTAAATGGGCAGCCTGGCGCTGCGTCCCTACCAGCAGGCGGCCGAAATGGCCGTTCTGCAGGAATGGGAAGGCGAAAATAAGAAAACGCTGTTAGTGCTTCCCACAGGATGTCATGCAATCGGCGAGCGGATATTGCTGGCAGATGGGAGCATAAAACCGGTAGAAGATATTCAGGCAACCGATTTATTGATGGGTAGCGACGGTACTCCACGTAAAATATTCAAAATCATTCATGGAAAAGGAAAGTTATATCGGATTTGTCCTGTAAAAGGAAAGCCATTTTTGGTAAATGAAGATCATCTTCTTACATTAATACGGACAAGCGAATCCTCTAATCCTAAATATCCCAGTGAAAATCGTGGCGGGGAAGTTATTGATGTAACAGTAAAGGAGTGGCTTTCATGGAAGAAATGGAGAAAACATCTTTATAAATTGATACGTGCTGCTACTGTAGAGTTTTATCATGAAAAAAAAGATAATTACCCTATTGATCCATATTTCCTAGGGATTTTATTGGGTGATGGGGGGTTAAATGGGGCATCGATAGGGATTACAACCATGGATACGGAAGTTGTCAACGTTATTTATCAACAAGCAAAAATCCATGGATTACGTATTCGGACAGAACCCGCAGGAAAAGCAACTACATATATTTTCCAAAGCAAAGAAAGATATGTTCATTCTAAATTTATTAAGTCATTAAAGGAAATGGGATTAAGAAACCAAACATCGGGAACTAAGCACGTACCAATCCCATATAAAACAGCCTCCGTAAAAATTAGATTACAAATTATTGCGGGATTATTAGATAGTGATGGACATTTGACGTGTAATGGGTATGATTTTATTTCTAAATCCCCCCAATTATCAAATGATCTAGCATTTATGTGCCGCTCGGTTGGATTAGCTGCATATGTCTCCGAATGTCAAAAAAAATGCGGGGAATTTACAGGGACATACTATCGAGTCAGTATTAGTGGTAATTGCGATTCTATACCTATAAAAATCCCCCATAAAATAGCAAAAGCAAGGAAACAAAAGAAAAATGTATTAGTTACTGGATTTACAGTGAAATACGTGTGCGAAGGATCGTATATTGGGTTCACTGTTGACAAAGATAACCGGTATTTACTCGACGATTTTACTATTACGCATAATTGCGGCAAGACCATTGTTTTTGCCAAGATCACGGAAGACCGTGTTCGGGTCGGAGAACGAGTACTTATCATGGCCCATCGAGAAGAATTATTAAAACAGGCGGCGGATAAAATTGAAAAATCAACCGGTCTGAAAAGTGCGGTAGAAAAAGCCGAGCAATCCTGCAAGGGAAGTTGGTATCGCGTAGTAGTTGGCAGTGTGCAAACATTAACGCGGGATAAGCGGCTGAAGCAATTTAGCCGCGATTTTTTTGACACGATTATCATCGATGAAGCCCACCACAGTGTATCAGACAGCTATCAGCATGTATTACAGTACTTTGACGGGGCAAAGGTCCTGGGAGTTACTGCAACGCCCGACCGGTCCGATATGCGTAATTTAGGGACGTATTACAATAGCCTGGCCTATGAGTATAGTTTGCCACAAGCCATTAAGGATGGCTATCTCAGTAAAATTGTGGCACAGACAATCCCGCTTACCATTGATATATCCGGCGTGGGATTTTCAGCCGGTGATTACAAAATGGGGGAATTAGGCACTGCGTTAGATCCGTATTTGGCTCAGATCGCCCAGGAGATGTTGACGTACTGCGCTGATCGCAAGACCGTCGTGTTTCTTCCTCTGGTAAAAACCAGTCAAAAGTTTTGTGAATTATTAAATCAAGCCGGCTTTAATGCGGCGGAGGTCAATGGCAATAGCAACGATCGAGAACAGGTGTTACAAGATTTTGATGCAGGAAAATACAATGTCCTTTGTAATTCTATGCTCCTGACGGAAGGCTGGGATTGCCCCAGTGTGGATTGTGTGATTGTGTTGCGGGCAACGAAAAGCCGCAGTTTATACAGTCAGATGGTAGGACGAGGCACCCGGCTATATCCCGGCAAGGACCATGTGCTGCTCTTGGATTTTCTGTGGAATACAGAAAAACATGAACTCTGCCGACCGGCGTGCTTGATTGCGGAAAGCGAAGACGTTGCAGTCAAGATGACAGAAAAGCTCAATGAATCGGGAAAACCGGAAGAGTTGGAAGTATTGGAGCAAGAAGCATCGGAAGATGTCGTCTCTGATCGGGAAGCGGCACTGGCCGATAAATTAGCAGCTATGAAGAAACGGAAACGCCGGCTAGTGGATCCGCTGCAATTTGAAATGTCGATTCAAGCAGAAGATCTGTCAGGGTACGTCCCTTCGTTTGGATGGGAAATGGGTCCGGCTACCAAAAAACAGCTGGACGCGTTAGAAAAGTTTGGGGTTTTTGGCGATGAAATTGAAAACGCCGGTAAGGCAAAATTGATATTAGACAAACTCATTAAACGGAAAGAGTCGGGCCTTGCCACACCGCGGCAGATCCGGTTGCTTGAAAGCAGAGGGTTTCAGCACGTCGGGACGTGGACGTTTGCTGCAGCTACAAAATTAATCGGACGTATTGCTGCCAGAGGCTGGCGCATCCCGAGCGATATTAAACCGGCGGAATATATCCCCGAAGCCTAAAAAGGAGTAGTCACCATGGAACATGAAATAGAATTGCAGCCGCTCCTGCAATACATCGATCCGTCATTTTGCACCTATCAGGAATGGACCAATGTAGGCATGGCACTGAAACTAGAAGGCTATGCTGTCAGTGACTGGGACGCATGGAGCCTGCGAGATACTGCGAGGTATCATGCCGGTGAATGTGAAAAGAAATGGCGCACCTTTAATGGCGCCAATACCCCCGTAACTGGGGCCACAATCGTCGATATGGCCAAGAAAGGCGGCTGGCATGCAGATGCCGGTTCCGGGCATGCCTTTGATTGGGATGACGTCATACAGGAAAAAGACGAACAGGTCATTATTGATCAACGGTGGCTGGAAGGACGGGAACTACAGGATCCGGGAAGTACTTGGAATCCAGTGCAAGACTTGATCACGTACCTATCAACTTTGTTTGACAGTACCGATTATGTCGGGTATGTAACCAGTTCATGGGAAAAAGACGGGCAGTTTTTCCCAAGCAAAGGAAATTTTAAGCGCACAGCCGGCGAACTGCTCGAAAGCCTTACCATTTGCGATGGAGATATCGGTGCCGTACTAGGTGACTATAAGCCAAAGGTCGGGGCGTGGATCCGATTTAATCCATTAGATGGGAAAGGCATTCGCAATGAAAATGTAACGGATTTTAAATATGCCTTAGTAGAATCGGATTGCATGGAACTGGAAAAGCAAAATGAGATCATCCGGCAGTTGGAACTCCCTGTAGCATGCCTGGTATATAGCGGCGGGAAAAGCATTCATGCGATTGTACATATTGATGCCAGCAGCTATGACGAATACCGCAAGAGAGTGGATTATCTTTATGCCATATGTCGTAAGAATGGGCTGGAAATCGATCAGCAAAACCGGAATCCGTCCCGCTTATCGCGGATGCCAGGCGTAATGCGCGGAGATAAGAAGCAATACCTTATCGATACTCACATCGGGAAAGCCAATTTTGTCGAGTGGCGGGAATGGATTGAAGCCATTAATGATGATTTGCCGGATCCGGAAAGCCTGAAAGACGTGTGGAACAACATGCCGGAATTATCACCGTCGTTGATAGAGGGTGTATTGCGACAGGGACATAAAATGATGCTGGCCGGCCCATCTAAGGCAGGAAAGTCCTATGCGTTGATCGAACTTACGGCAGCGATTGCAGAGGGCCGTAAATGGCTTACTTGGGATTGCGCGCAGGGAAAAGTGCTATATGTCAATCTGGAATTGGACAGAGCCAGCTGCTTGCATCGTTTTAAAGATGTGTATGATGCACTGGGCTGGCCGGCGCAAAACCTCCGTAATATTGATATTTGGAATCTGCGAGGCAAGTCCATCCCAATGGATAAACTGGCACCTAAGTTAATTCGGAGAGCGGCTCGTAAGGATTATTTGGCGATTATTATTGACCCAATCTACAAGATTATTACGGGCGATGAAAACAGCGCCGATCAGATGGCCCATTTTTGTAACCAGTTTGATAAAGTTTGCACGGAACTTAATTGTGCCGTGATCTATTGCCATCATCATAGTAAAGGCTCCCAGGGGGGTAAGCGCAGCATGGACCGCGCCAGCGGTTCCGGCGTATTTGCCCGGGATGCTGATGCGCTGCTGGATATAATTCAGCTGGAGGTTGATCAGGTCGGCGTACCGGGAACCGGGTGGCGGCTTGAAGGCACGCTGCGTGAATTCCGTACGTTTGAGCCGCTGAATTTATGGTTTGAGTATCCGATACACAAGATTGACGACAGCGGCACGCTGGCATCCTTAACCCCGGACGCAGAAAAAGAACCGTGGAAGAAAAGCCAGGAAGTCAGGCAAAAGAAAAAAGAAGCTAAGAAATCGCAGATGGAAAGTGCATATAATGCTTGCCTGATTAATGGAGATGTGACCGTAACAGATATGGCAAACTATCTAGAAACAACAGACCGAACGGTTAGAAGATATATAAATGAGAATAAAATGTTTGAATATCGAGAAGGGAAAGTAATAAAAAAGAAAATAGAGTGTGACGGCATTTAATTAAACGCCGTTTTGTCCGGAAATGTATAAACATCAATAAATATGCGGACGGCAGTTTAAACGCCTGTATATTTATAATGGACAAACGGACGGCGTTTAACTATATATATATTAAATGCCGTCCGTATAAATCCGGTGTGGGTCCTTGGACAAAAAATGTTAAAAAAAAAGCACGAAGTTTGCTTTTTTCTTTTAACACATTTTTCGTCCTGAACCAGGACCATGGCGGTTCTGGTTTCTCAAAAAAAAATGAGGTGAAAAAATTGAAAAAGAAAATTTATAAAAAAGCATTGGCAATGATGGTAAGTGAAATTGCAGATTGTAGTTGGTGCCCAATGAAAGATGCTGAAGGAATTTGTACACAGCCAGAAATATGTGATCTCGATCATTGCAATAGAATTATTGCGGAGAATTGGCTGGAAAAGGCTGAAAAGGAGCTGGCAAAATGATTGTTCAATTTTTTATCCCTATGAAATTGCCAACGGCTACTCACCAAGAAAAAAAATGGACTGTTCGAAAGGGGAAACCGTACTCATATGAGCCGCCGGCTGTGCAGGATGCCCGGCAGAAGTTTACCGCTTATTTTTCTAAATTCATTCCGGAACGGAAACTAAAAGGCCCGTTGGTACTCACGACACAATGGATTTACCTGACAGACAAAAAACACCCGCCGAAGACGTGGAAGGCGACCAAGCCGGATACAGATAATTTAGTCAAGTTGCCCAAAGATGTGCTGACAGCGCTTCATTTTTGGGGCGATGATGGTCAGGTGGCATCCGAAACGATTCAAAAATTTTATGATACGATTCCCGGATTGCATGTCCGGATTGAGGAGATAGAACCATGAACATAGATCAGTACTTTACCACGGAAAAAGAAAATGCATTTTTAGGTTTGTTTAAAGTGTACGTACAGCGGGAAGGCTGGCAGGACTTGTTGAAACAGGTGGAGACACGTACAGATTTCTTTACGGCACCCGCATCCACTCGTCATCATGGTGCGTATGAAGGAGGATTGCTGGATCATAGTTTACATGTATGCTACCGGCTGCATGATCTGCGCCGGACGCTTGCGAATCAACATATAGTATTATCTGAAGAATCTTGTACAATATGCGCATTGCTCCATGATATTTGCAAAGCCAATCAGTATCACAAAGAAAAGAAATGGCAGAAAAACGAAGTAGGTCAATGGGAAGAAAAGATGATGTACATCTTTAAGGATGATATGCCGCTAGGGCATGGTGAAAAATCTGTCATGATGATTTTACCATACATGCGACTGACAGCGGAAGAACAATTGGCCATCCGGTGGCATATGGGGCGCTTTGATACGGCGGCCGATAACTATAACGGACTGCAGACACTGGGGGCAGCACAGCGTACCGATCCTTTAGTTACGGCGTTGCATCTGGCTGATATGATGGCGACGTGGTTTGATGAAACCGAATACGATGGATAGAAAAGAAATGGTAAGCCGAGCCCGGTCTGCATTTAAAGAAGTACTGGGGGCAATGGAACAGCCAAAATCCCCACTTTTACAACGGGATCCAACGATAAAGGGACTGGCTGAATCTATTATCCGCAAAGTCGAAGACGCCCGTGATCCTGAAAACTGGCCGGTCGAAGAATATACGGACGATTTCAATAAATATCATCCAGCAGATCATCAGCAATGGGTATGGCTGTTTATGCAAGCTGCATTTAAATCCCGCGAGCTGGCCGATACATTATGTATTTTACGAGGAATGGGGTGTGAGCTGGTGCCAGATCAAACGTATGGCTACGTGATTCGGCCCATTATCGGCGGTAAGGGCTGGCAAAGCATAGAACAATATAATTTAACCAAGGAACCATTAAAAGACCACACAAGCGAATTATTGCCGCTTTTGAAGCAGTTAGGAGGGAAAATACCATGAAGTGGATCAGCATAAAAGATGAATTGCCGAAAGAAGGAAGTACGGTTATAGCTGGAACCCTTTTTTGTGGATTAGAAATACCAGATAAAGATGCTTTTGTCATTGCAGATTATTATCATGGAAATTTTATACGCCCCTATATACATGAGGTAGAAATTATCCCATATATTGATTACTGGGCACCCATAGCCCCGCTGCCAAAGGACGGTGAATAGGATGAAGATGTTGTCTCTATTTAGCGGGGTTGGAGGGATAGACTTAGCCGCGCAATGGGCCGGAATACAAACGGCTGCATTTTGTGAGATTGAGCCGTTTTGTCGCAAAATATTACATCAGCATTGGCCGGATATACCTATTTTCGGAGATATACATAAATTAAATAAAGAGGTGTTACAAAATGCAGGAATACGAAACATTGACATTGTGGCAGGAGGATTCCCATGTCAGCCATTCAGCATTGCCGGAAAACAGCAAGGAATTAACGACAATAGGTATTTGTGGCCGGAAATGTGCCGAATTATCAACGAGTTGCGTCCAACTTGGGTTATTGGTGAAAACGTTGAAAACGCAGTCAGAATTGTGCTTGACAACATCATCGACAGCATGGAAGCAATCAATTACCAAACGCAACCGTTTGTTGTATCGGCTAAATGTAGCGGAGCCTACTTTGAAGGGAAAAGAACTTTTATTGTGGCCACGCCCCACGACAGGAGCGCCATTATGCGGAGGGACAAACAATTTCAAGCAGATGCAAAAATTAAAGGACGCGGGAATCATATCAGAAGAAGAGCGGAAAAACTTAACACAGGGAAACGGCGGACGCTCGAATCCCGCCCTTATGGAGTGGCTGATGGGGTTCCCGATCGGGTGGACAGAATTAAAGCGTTAGGAAATGCGGTACGACCGCAACAAATTTATCCAATTTTTAAAGCGATAGCTGACTTGGAAGGTGATTAAATGCAATATCTAAATTACACCTTTTGTAATCGTAAAGACTGCCGAAAATACCGTATATGTGGAGTATCCGTAGCGGCAGCGGAGATGTGGAAAAAAGATAGCAAAAGGACGGCTGATGACTCACCGATACGGAGCGAGCCAATTAATTGTGAAAGATACGAAAAGGGGCCGTGGTTATGAAAGGGGGTGTTCTATAATGGATCCAAAATCATGCATAACGGCCGCAAAGAGATCTGACACGCATTGTATTACCTCCAACTTAGACCCCATTGAGACACCTGATTACTGGGCACCCATAGCCCCGCTGCCAAAGGACGGTGAATAAAATGAAAAATTTAGAATTGACGGTATACATCAAAGTTGATGATGAAACTGTGCTTATAGACAAAGAAAAATTAGATGATGACATTTTAGGAGGAGAAATCGATGACGAGGCTCAGCGCATATTTGAAGAGCATTGTAATTTTGAGTATAAAGTAACTGATTCCCAAGGGAAAGATGTTACCGATGTTGTCGAATGGTAAATAGAATGCCAAAGCTTAATAAATTTCATTTTGTTGAAACGGGAAAGGGAGGAATTTACTATGGGAAGACCACGAAAAAATAATGACAGCGCATTAACACAGAAGGATATTGATAAAATTTTTGGGCCCAGTGAAGTAAAAACAATGGAAGCCGAAGTAAAAACAATGAAAGTCAGCAAAGAAGAATGGGAAGAAATTGTTGCGGCTCAAGGGCATAATCGGGCACCGCAATCAATATATCCACAATTAGACGGATTTGTTTTTGACTACAATATTATCGCTCAGCAAGCCGATCCCATTTTGTCTTTAACCAATCGGACTGGTAAATACGCTACATTACAGATAAATAAAGCTGCATTTATGCTGCTACATGGCAGAGACCATGCGTTTGTTGGTATAGATTTTACACATCGTTGTTTCATTATTGCCCCTTGTTATGCCGGAGACACCAATTCGATTGAGTTAAAAGGGACCAGAAGCAAAAAATATACAATCCGCATCCGAAAGGATATCAAGACGAAGATGCTGGAAAGCGGATTTGTAAGAGCTGTTGCAGAAGTAAAATGCGGCAATTTACTGTTTAGATGGTAAGGCGGGTGGTCGTATGTATTACATGGGTTATGTGTTTTGTAATCGCCAGGACTGCCGTAAATATCGTATATGTGGAGTATCGGTAGCGGCAGCGGAGATGTGGAAAAAAGATAGCAAAAGGACGGCTGATGATTCACCGATACAGAGCGAGCCGATTAATTGCGAAAGATATGAAAAGGGGCCGTGGATATGAAAGAAAAATTATCAATCAAAGCGCAGCTGCGATTAGTCAGACATAAATGCCCGGATGTGTGGGATGAATTTATGGATGGCTGCCCTAGTGAATATGGTCTTCCGGAAATTCCATGTATGGATCGTGATTATGCTACAGAATGTAGAGAATGTTGGAATAAGGCGCTGGAAGGTGATGATAACCAATGAATAATATATATATTGTAACAAGCGGAGAGTATAGTGATTATAGTATTGATATGGTTTTTGCTACAGAAAAATTAGCTACAGAATATATACAATGTAAAAGCTATGCTGATCAATTTTATGATGGTCGTATTGAAGAATATGATATAAATAATTCAATACCAGAAAAATATTACAAAAATGAATATTATATGGTAGGGAAAATGAGACGCAAAAAAAATAATGAGTTATATTGGTTCAATAAATTTATTACTGTTAATCATTTGGAAAAAGAAAATATATTATTTAGTACAAAAAGTATTTTTGGAAATATTGAATATACGTTTATAACAAAATTATCTAATCCAAAAAAAAGGAGAAAGTCCTGGATTATTTCGCAAACGAGCAGAAAAAACATTTTATGATAAATGGTATTAATATTTATCAACACATAAACAAATTATTGAAATTAAAGGAGATGCGAATGATTAATACCAACAAAGACATATCCATTTTTGAATTGCAAGGAAAGCGCGTTGTTCATAACGAGCTGTGAAACGGAACCATAGCAGCCGTAAGTTTAAAATTCGGCATAGTTGTGATATATGACAATGACAGCTATTCTTTAAATACTTCATTAGATTACTTAACGCTGATTGGAGGTAAATCAAAATGACAATACAAGATATCATGAAAAAATATGATTTAAAGTTGGATGAAGAATTTGAGATAGTGTTCAATCATCAAGAAGGGGTAAAAGTAAGGAGTGTTTATAAATTAACTGAAATAGCCGAGAATACAATAGTTTTTGCTTATCCTCCTAATGGGAAAATACAATTTGATACAATGATAAAAATATTAAATGGCTGCGAATTTGATATTAAAAAATTTCCATGGAAACCGAAAGAAAATGAAGACTACTGCAGCATTAGATATGTTGAAGATTTTTCAACAGCTTGTGTTGTGTGGAGAAAATTTAATTCTTCTCCATACAATATTGAAGGATTATACGATGTAATAATGGGCAATTGTTACAAAACAATAAAAGAAGCAGAAAAATATCAAGAATATTGGACAAATGTTTTTCTTAATTTGCCAAAATTTAAGGAAGTGAAAAACTAATGCTTTATATAAAATTTAGAGTATGGGATAGGACAGTAAAGGTAATGGCAAAAGTAAGTCAAATTAATTTTCATAGCGATTATACATACCCACAAGTTATTTATAGATATAAAGACCCACGCACTGGGAAAGTAATAGATGAGAGGGCTAATTTTGGATGGGATGATGGATGCGATACCGCAATTTTGATGCAGTATGTAGGATTAAAGGACAGGAACGGAAAGGAAATATACGAAGGGGACATAGTTAAATGCAGAGGTTATGAGTGGCCAAATGGAATGAATGTCATATATGAAGTTATATATGGAGCAGATAACGATTACCCTGCATTTGACTTAATTGATGAGTACGGGAATAACATCTATATAGCTAACGGGATATTACATTTTAAAAGCAAAGGGACTATTGAGGTCATAGGGAATCGGTATGAGAATCCTGATTTGCTGATGGAGCATGAGGATAATAAATAATGGATGAATCACCGAAAGACTGCAAGAATTGCCGACACTATGACAAACCTTTAAAAATAAGCCCATGCCCGATGTGTAATTGGCAGGCAGCGCCGCCCAGTGGATGGGAGCCAAAGGATGATGCGGATGACAGCTAAAGAATATTTAAATGGAGTACGGAATCAAAACTATGTATTGAAACAGGCTGAAAAAGAATTGAATGCCTTACGCGGAGATATCATATCGATCCATGCGGGAAGTTTATCTGAAAAAGTATCAGGTACCAAAGAATCTGATCTTGCGGATACTTATATTCGTGTTGAAAAATATGAGCGCCGAGTAACATCTGAATGGAATAAATTGATTGATATGCGAATGCAGGCCAAGGCTATGATTGCAGCACTTGCCGATGAACGTGAACAAGCAGTATTATATGCCAGATATATTAATTGCTTGGGTTGGGAAATTATTGCATTGGATATGCATTATAGCTGGCGAGGAGTATTTAAATTACATGGCAAAGCATTAAAAAGTTTTGAAAGAGTGCATGGAAGTGCACTCCATAAGTGAGTATAATGGTAGTATAAGAATTTAAGAAAAAGCCATCGGTATAAATCCGGTGGCTTTTGTGTTTTCCAGAGTGGGTGAAAACAATGATTCAATGCGATAATCCAAAATGTAAATATAATCAGCGCGGGCACTGCGTCAATATGCATCTCACGGTTGAGCGAGAGCGGTGCGTCTGCTTTGAGCTGCGGCAATCGCGGCGGCAGAAGTATACGCAGGAGACAGATATCAACCATGAGCCGGTAAAATATACGCATCGCAATAGAATTTTGAAATAAGGGGTGATACCATGCCGAGACCGAGAAGCCCAAATCAAGGGCGAGTAAATTTTATATAGACAAGGGCGAGCAAATTTTTCCCCGGCGCAAAGGGCGAGCAACTTTTCCTTGGGCCACAAAAAGGGCGAGTAACTTTTGTTTTACCGTTTTGTGTATTCCGCGGTAGTGGGGATACGAAGACGGAGCGATGTCTGCCCCGATTTCATTGCCCCAGTGATTCGATCAATTTAATCCGCTGCGCAATAGACAAAGCCTCTATTTTGCGAAGTAACTTTGCGCGCTGTTCCTGCGTACCTGTAGACGCATCAATAACATCCAGATGCATGCCAGACACTTTGCTGCGATTTATCACCGACCCGCAAATGACTTCTGACAAAATACTAATTTCTGTGTCATCAAAAGTCGGCAATTCGGTCAAATCCATTATAACCCCGTATCGATCAACGATTTCGCCGAGACTACGCGAGAAACCACCATTGCGGCGGTCATTTGCTTTTGTTTTTTCTGCGAGCTTTTCAAGCGGCTCGCTCATATAAATCGTTCTTTTACTCATTTTTTTAATTCTCCTTTTATGTTTTTGACTTTTTCTTCAAGCGGCCGAAAATATTTTTCCTCAGCTGCTTTTCTTGCGGCGATTGCATCCTCCAACTTTTTGTATGAGCCGAGGTGTATTTGCCGATGGTTGATCATAATGTGAGCTCTATACGTACCATTTTTAAACTGGCTCACACCAGTAACGCCGGTGCCAGAATTTTTATTAATCTTGCGGTCAATGTACGCCGCAGCTAGACCTTGATTGTGGATTGTATCCATGATCTTTTGCCCTTTTTGTTTGCCGCGTACCTGTGCCACGGTTTGATCTTCTGCGCGTCGGCAACCGCAGGACTTAGAGCGACCAGACGTAAGCATCTGATTGCCCACCAGCTTTTCTTTGCCGCAGATACAGCGGCATAGCGATTGACGCCCCGGGAGATACGCTTTTAGTACCGTCCAATAGCCGTAGTGATCACCATTTTTTATTATGTGACGCCGATGCGGGCGCGGAGCGCAACCACAAGATTTAGATTTACCGTTTAGCAGTTTGTAAATGCTTACACTACGCAAACGGCCGCATCGACAGCGACACAAGACCGACGCGCCATGGATAGCACGAACAGGGTCGGCAACTACTGTCCAAAATCCGAAAGTGTCGCCGACCCTGACCATGTTATTTTTCATAAATCAATCCACGTGCTGCCATCACGATAAGCCAGCAACGTGTCCCCGTCTTCAATTGTTAAGACGGTGCCATGGAAGGCTTGGTGCCTACTAGCGTACTGCTTCGCGCCAGTCAGGTTTTTGAATTCTTTTGTAACCCCGTCGCGAACGGAGTTAATATTCTGCTTCTCGGTTATGGTATATCTCATTTTAACATACCTCCAATTTTTAGGATCCAGTATTCACGATCAACATAGTTAGTCGTATCCCAACGGGGGCGATCTATGGTATACCCCGTTCCAAACTTTCCGGAATATTCATTTACGACCCCTTCAACCTTGCGGCTGACATAGCCGCGATGCGCTGCGACGTGATGTAATACACAAGTTTTTTTAATTTCATTAATTTCAATTTTCATGACAAGCTCCTTTGCGCTCTTCCTTGCGGTGGCGACTTAAGTAATTTTGGAAGGGTTATTTCCCCTTCCCTTGATTATATAATAGCATTTATACGTATAAATGTCAATAATTTTTACGTATAAAATAAAAAATCAGCGAATATCATTAAAAGTGGGGAATTGAGACTTTATTTGCGGGGTAAAAGGTACTTCTGGTGGGGGCGTGATCGTGCAGGGGTCGGCTGCCCCGCGCGGGTTTTTTAGGTGTGATTTTTTTTTTAACCCTTGTTTGTAGTTTTGGAGGAAAAGCATGCGGATAACAAAGAACTTAAATTCATTGACAACAACACAAACTGAAATGGCTAAAATCCTAGGTATTACGCAACAGCGCGTGAGTCAGTTGGTGAAAAATGAAACCCTAATTCGTGATGAAAATGGGAGCGTATTTGTCGTAAAAAGTTTACATAATTTCTACAAGTCACAAACTGAAAACACAGAAAATGCAGATGTTTCGTTTGCGAGAGAAAAAGCACTTCATGAAAAAGCGAATAGGGAGTTAGCCGAACTGGAACTGGCAGAAAAACGGGGCGATATGCACTGTACCGCAGACATTGAACTCACGGTGGGCGGACTGATTACTGTTTTCAAGAAAAATGTACTGGCCATTCCTTCAAAAATGGCACCTATCCTAGCAGGCAAGACGGCAGAAGATATCAAAGAACTGCTGACACAAGAGGGGATACGGTGTCTTACAGAATTATCTCGATTTGATGCAAATAAATTAGGTGAAGTAAATGACGATGAGGAAGAGGAGCCCTGATATAGACAACAATATACCGGATAAGACAATCCAGCTACTGACGCGGCTGCTTAACATGGTTGCGCCGCCGCCGGATATGGCCGTATCAGAATGGGCAGAAACCTATCGGTACATTCCAGACGAATACGGCGCCCATCCGGGGAAGTGGGATTCGGATGCGGTCCCGTATCAAAAAGAACCGATGCGGGCGTTTACCCAAAAGGGCATTCATAAGGTAGTTATGATGTGTGCCGCCCAGTTGGGGAAATCGGAAATCATGTTTAATGTGATCGGCCGGTTTATTCATTTGGATCCCTGTCCTATGCTGCTGGTACAACCAACGCTGGGCGATGCCCAGGACTGGTCCAAAGAACGATTGTCGCCGACGATCAGTAAAACACCTGTATTGGATCGCCTGGTTCATGAACAAAAATCACGGAACAGTGATAACACCATTCTCAAAAAACTCTTTCCCGGCGGTTATTTGGCCCTGGTAGGATCCAATGCGCCGTCCGGATTGGCTAAACGGTCTATCCGGGTGCTGTTATTTGATGAAGTAGACCGGTTTGAAAAATCAGCCGGTTCTGAAGGGGATCCAGTCGATCTGGGAATTAAACGAACCTCTAACTTCTGGAATCATATCATTGGACTGTTTTCTACGCCGACAGACGTTACCAGTCGAATTTATCGGGAATATCAGTTAGGGACGCAGGAAGAATGGATGTATCAGTGCCCAAACTGCGGTGAATGGCACTGGATCAGCCTGGATCATATGGAATGGGAAGCGGATACCTTTGACGTTAACGGGGCGATATCCTATCAGGTCAAAGATGTGGTGTGGCGATGCCCGGACTGCGGGTTCGCGTTTTCAGAACAGGAGATGCGCAATGCACCGCAGCAGTATATCGCCAAGAATCCCCATGTGCAAGAAACCCGGTCCTTTCATGTCAATGCCTTTGCCAGCCCATGGTTGACCTGGAAACAGATCATTGCCGAATACCTGACGGCCAAAGAAGATGAAGAAACGCTGAAAACATTTGTCAACACCCGCCTGGCGGACATATATAATCCAGCCAGTAATGTGAAAGATGTGGATGAGTTGCTGGCCCGCAGAGAGCCGTATGATGCGGAAGTTCCAGATGGAGTGCTACTGCTGACGGCGGCTGTCGATACGCAGGATAACCGACTGGAATATGAAGTTGCCGGATGGGGGAAAGGAGAGGAACGATGGGGAATTCAGAAAGGAACGATTCTCGGTGTACCAGATCAAGACAGCACATGGGACCAGTTGGATGAAATACTGGATCATGTGTACTTTTTTAAAAATGGTATAGGGCAAAAAATATCCCGTACGTTTATCGATCATGGCGGCCATTACTCCGATGCCGTATATAAATATTGTCAGGCAAATGCTATTAAAGGACGATTTGCTATTCAAGGATCCCATTCCTGGGGTGTTCCCGTCGTAGAGCGATTGGTAAAGGCGAAAGGATATCCCGATTTAACGGTAATTCTGCTGGGAGTCAATGATGGTAAACAGTATATCTATCAACGATTGATAGATATCACGGAACCCGGGCCTAAATATATGCATTTCCCAGATCGGGAAGGATGTGGGTATGACCGGGTATATTATAAGGGGCTGCTGTCGGAACGACTGGTGACCAAAATGGAAAAGGGGAAGCTGGTTCAAAAATGGGTTAATATTGCAGCCGATCATCGTAATGAACCGCTGGATTTACAAGTATACAATTTCGCCTGTATGCGTAGTACGACTCGCGAATGGGATAAATGGGAACATGATTTAAAAGAATCTGTATACGTTGCAGAAAAACCATCACCGCCGACGTATGGCTGTTTTAAGAAAGGGGTGTCCGTATAAATGGCAGACGAAAGCATTCAGCAACAGCGTTTACAGCATTATGTAGATGCTGAACAAAAAGCACTGGAAAGCCAGGAGTGGCAAAAAAAAGATTTTAAAAATAGGCGTGCGAATCTTACAGATATTAGTGCCGGCATCAATCAATTATTGGCCGGGACGGGAAGCGGCAGCCGGGGCCGGGCGAAGCGGATTGTGCTAAGGGATGAGTAAATGAAAAGAAACAATCGCAAGATCAAAACAAAAAATAAAGCCCGTATGCCGACAAGTAGTCCTGCTATTCAGCGCCGTATTACCAACACCGGATATTCAGAGACAGGCGCCAGCCATCGGAAAGGCAGCCTAGCAGCCTGGAATCCAATCCGTAGCAGTCCGCAATCAGATATTGACGTCAACCTGTCTACCTTGCGGGCGCGATCGGCTGAGTTATATATGGGAACGCCGGTGGCTACGGGTGCCATTCGCACGTCCCGCACCAATGTGATTGGTTCCGGACTGCGTGTGAGCCCACGGCCCAAATACGGCTTATTGGGAATATCATCTGCAGAAGCGGCGACATGGGCCAAACGGACACAGGAAGAATTTGACCTGTGGGCATCGTCTAAGCTGTGCGATATCTATCGCAAAAACAATTTTTATGATATGCAGGATATGGCCTATATTGATTATTTGGTAGATGGCGATGCCTTTGCTGTGCTCCGGTATCAACCGCCTCGACCCAATATGCCGTATCTGCTGCGCCTGCAGTTGATTGAAGGAACGCGCGTCTGTAACCCTGGAGTACAGGCCTTGATTGGAGCTGTCGTGCCCTGGACTGTGGTGGTTCAAAATCCAGATAATGGCAATCGCATTGTCAATGGCGTGGAAATTGACAGTGATGGTGGTGTGGTAGCCTATCATATTTGCAACCGCTATCCCTATGATCCTACGAATTTATCCCAGAATCCCGATTGGGCCCGGGTAGAGGCATTCGGCGGAGTAACCGGGCTGCCTAACATCTTGCAGATCAGCCACGATGAACGGCCGGAACAATACCGGGGCGTCCCGTATTTGGCACCGGTGATCGAAGTGATTAAGCAGGTAAGCCGGTATAGCAATGCAGAATTGACGGCGGCCATTATTAAGGCCTTTTTTACGTTATTTTTTACTGAATCCATGCCCCATGCCGATGGCGTGGAGCCGGTGGAAGCGGTGGTCCAGCAATTAAATGGGATACCCCGGCAACCCTTGGACCCGAATTCGATGGAATTGGGACCGGGTACGATGAATACGCTGCCCATGGGATATGATGTCAAAACGGTCGATTCACAGCGCAGTTTATCAACGTTCGAACCCTTTACCAGGGAATTGATTAAGCAAATCGGGGCCGCCATTGGACAGCCATATGAAGTGTTAATCAAATCATTCAACTCATCATATACGGCCAGTCGAGCAGCACTGTTGCAGGCTTGGTCTGAGTTTAAAATGCGGCGGGAATGGTTCGCCCGTGATTTTTGTCAGCCGACCTATGAGGCCTGGATGGCAGAAGCCGTATTCCTGGGACGGATTGATGCTCCAGGCTTTTTTGACGATCCGCTGCTGCACAAGGCATGGTGTAATACCGAATGGTATGGCCCGGTAATGGGCGTATTGGATCCAGTAAAAGAAGCGCAGGCCGCCAGTGCCCGGGTGTTGTACGGGTTTAGTACCCGGGAAAAAGAATCCATGGAAATGACTGGAACCAGCTGGGATGAAAACGTGGAACGGCTGGCCATTGAAAAGGCGAAGCTGGAACAGGAAGACCTGCCCGTATATCCCAGCGTACAGCAGGGAGAATCGGCTCAGAACAGCGATCCGGATGATAATGACGAAACAAAAACTAAGGGGGCTACGATATGAAAAAATTCTGGAATTTCCAGGAAAAAAACAAAGATGAACCCGTTGAATTACGGTTGGACGGAAATATTGTCGATGATGACGATACGTGGATCTATGAATGGTTAGGCATGGCGTGTGCCTCGCCCAATGCGTTCCGGACGCAGCTGGAAGGCTATGCCGGACGGGATATATCCGTCTGGATTGATAGTTACGGTGGCAGCGTGTTTGCGGCGACAGGCATCTATAACGCGCTGATGAAACATAAAAGTACGGGTGCGAAGGTTGTTACCAATATTGATGGAAAAGCCATGAGCGCGGCGACAGTGCCCTTTATGGCAGGAGATGAACGCAATATATCGCCAGGGGCCATTTTTATGGTACATAATCCGTTAATGGGAATTGACGCCGGCTATGCCAGCGATTTCAGAAAATATGCGGATGTGCTGGACACGGTAAAAGCAGGCATCTTAAATGCGTATCAGTTGGGTACGGGACTGGATATGAAAGCGTTATCCGATTTTATGGACAACGAAACCTATATGGACGCGAAAACAGCGGTAGAAAATCACTTTGCTACGGCTGTTTTATTTATGGGACAAGATCCCACACCAGAAACGGTACTTAATTTTAGCCGTATGCCTATATACAATGCGGCCCGTACGTCGATGAAAGAGTTTTTTACTATTATGCAAAACCAAACAAGTCAGACACAGAAACAGGAGGATACCAACATGGAAGTCATTAAAAATGCAGAAGAGTTACAAGCTCAGTATCCGGAATTCGTACATACCCTGGTGCAGGATGCCGTTACCAACGAACGGAAGCGAATTGCGGCATTACAGGCGATGGACGATCCGGAAAATGGGGCCATTCATACGATTGTACAAAATGCTGTCGCACAGGGGGGCACGGCAGAGAGTATTCAATTTGTGGTGGATACAATTCAAACGAATACGCCGAAAAAAGAAGAACCAGTACCGCCGGCGAATACGGGTGCGCAGATGATGGCGCAAATGATCAAAGACAACATAGCATCCGGCGCAGCAGGCGTAGCGGCGACCGGGGGTGCCCAGCAGACCGAGCAGAATGAAAACGCGCAGGCTATCCAGATGATGGCGGCAGTCATTAATCGAAAGAATGGGAGGGCTCAATAATGGCAGAATTAGTGAATGCAATCAACACGTTTACGTATGATAACTTGATCGGTAGTACTGAACCGGCCGCGATCCTGCACAACGAAACCATTGTAAGTGGCTCCGGGAAACTATCTCGCGGCAGTGTGCTAGGGAAAATCACGGCATCAGGTAAGCTTACTTTGGCAAACAGTACCAAGACAGATGGCAGTCAGACCGGAAATTGTATCTTAGCAGAAGACGTCGACGCTACCAGTGCCGACGTGGTAGCGCCGGTTTATGTAACAGGCACCTTCAACCGGGAAGCACTTACTTTTGGCGGTACCGATACCGCAGCTGCTCATGAAGATGCCTTGCGCAATCTCAATATCTATTTGACGTCTATTCAATAAGGAGAGTGACTTACGATGGCTTTAGACTTAAATAACACCTATTTGCTGCTGCAGGCATTGGAACAATCCTATCCGCCGCAGACCTTATTCCGGGATACCTTCTTTCCCAATACCGTGACCTTTCCTACTAAAAGCGTATTGATGGATTACCGCAAGGGATCGCGGGTGTTGGCACCGTTTGTGTCGAACGGCTCCGGCAGTGTCAATGTAGACCGGAACGGCTTTCATACCAAAGAATACGAACCGCCCATGATGGCGCCGTCCCGGTTGATTACGGTACAGCATATTGACAAACGGGGATTCGGGGAAGCAATGTTTTCCACACAGACACCCGAACAGCGGGCCTTGGCACTGCGGGCACAGGATATGGCAGAACTGCAGGACATGACGACCCGTACGATTGAATGGATGTGCGCCCAGCTCATGATTTATGGAGAATTTGAGGTCTCCGGGTATGCAGAAGATGGGAAAAACAAGATTCAGGATACCGTAACCTATGCTGATTGGACGCAGAAAGCCACCATGTCCGGCAATGATAAATGGGATACTGCAGACAGTAATGGAGCGTATACGGCAGATATTTACGATCAAATCAAGACCGTGGCGCAGACGGTTTCTCGCAATAGCGGCCGCGTACCGAACATTGCCCTTGGGAGTTGGAAAACGTGCCAGTATTTGCTGAAAAACAAAAGTATGCTGGATATTCTCATGATTCCCAGCCGGGATAACGTGGCATTGATGCAATTCCAGCCTAAAATCACCTCTCCGGGCGTGATTCGGTACGGGTATTTGTCTGAATTAAACCTGGACATTTACGCCTATGACGGCGTGTATGATGACGGCTCCGGTACGCTGCAGCAATATCTGCCGGACGGCTATTTTATTGTGGCTAATTCCGGCCGGGGTTCGCAGCTCTTCGGATCTATCACCCAGTTAGAAGATGACGGCGAATTTCGTACGTACGAAGGCAAAACAGTGCCAAAAATCTGGAAGGATACAGGGGCTGACTCACTGAAAATCAGGGTGGCCAGTAAATGCGTACCGAAACCAGAATTTATTGACGATTGGTACACGATTAAAGCATTTTAAGGGAGGCATATACCGTGCAAATTTTAGTAGAACGATTTTGTGTCCGGCATAACGGCAAACAATACCAGGCAGGCGATATCATTCCGGACGTAGACGCTGCCGAAGCGAAGAAATTGGTCGCCGCCAGTCACGGAGAACTGCGGCTGTTGCAGCCTGCAGCAGAAACGCCGCGTGAAGAAACAGTTCAGGATGATCCAGAACCCGTTGCGGATGATATAGGACTGCAGCTTCCTCCGGTGGAACCGGTGCGGGTTGCCAAACGGGGTACCCGAAAATGAGCCTGCAGGATGACATGGGAACCGAAATGGCCGAATTGCTGTTTAATGCGGACGAATTTGCAGAAGAAGCCGCCTATGTCTCCAAAGGAGTTGAGCAAACCATTTCTGTATTGGCTGATATCGGCACAGCGACAGGCACGAAAAGAAATCCCAAAGAGGTTGATAAAAGTTATGGGGAGGCTACCTTCACCATACGGGAAGCGGACGTCCCCCAACCCCATGCCGGGGACTTCATCCTGTATCACGGCATCAAGTATACGTTTGTGGCGATAGAAGCGTACATGAACGGCGTTTATGACGTTCGTTTTACGTCCGGATTGTCCGGCGTATCGGTGAGGAGGCTGCAGTAATGCAATTACAAATCACATACGAGGATATGGCGACGCCCTATTTGAAGCAGCTGGTTGCAAACAATCCCAAATGGATTGCCAGCGCGCTCAAGTCGGCGGCGTGGAAGTCCCAAAAGGTTATTAAATCGGGCATTCAGTCAGGGGCGCCGGGTGGACAAGCCTATGCCCCAATGATGCCGGACAAGATGCGCAGAGCCCTGGATATCGCCCTTGGGAATACGGGGAAAACTCGGTATTCCCCCATGGGGCGCCTGCAGCGAGCCGTTGGGTACGACAGCAGCCGTGCTAATCAAGGGAGCGTAACGGTTGGGTGGCTTAGCCATTCAGCCGTGTATCTTGGAAGCAAACAACAGGAAGGTTTTTCGACAGAGGTAACGGATAAGTTACGGCGGGCTTTTGCGGCGGCAGGTATTAAATTATCAGCTGATAAGAACCAGTTACACACGGCATCCCGTCCGACGTTCCCGCCTGTGCTGCCAGATGTTTCTGCCGTGGCGGCGCAAGCCATGCAGGATAAATTATTGTCTTACATTATGGGGAATACGCAGCGCTCTGCGGCAAGCAGTGGGCGTACGTATAAGGTATACAGGTAAACCAAATGGAAATGACACTATCGTTATATAAGATTGCCGATGCCTGGATGCAGGCTCTTCAGGCATCGACGGTCATTCAAAATTTTTGTCAGGAGAAATATGGCAAATCGCCCACGTTTTTAATGGGAACAACGCCGCGGCAGCTTCCGGACGAAGACAACTGCCCGCTTATTTTGATAATGCCGGGACATAAAGTAGAAGGAATCGACGAGGGGACGTTTTCGTATATATTGGGGATTGCGTGGGTTATATCCAATGATAAGGTCGCTGCCGATGGTAACATTGTCCCGTTCGATTCGTATCCCAATGCGTCTTTGATAGACATGATGGGTATGCGGGAGTGTAATGCCTTCGGGCAGCTGATCTATGAAGAACTGCAAGCCTGTGCGGAATCCAAGGGCTGGCCTATATCTCATATAGATTTTGATATTTCGCCCTCAGAAGCTATTTTCCCACAGTGGAACGGCGTACTGGTAGCGACGACGAATATCACGCCGTCTATGGGTGAAGAAATAACATATTAGGAGGTAACATATGGCAATGCAAGCAAAAGGCATTAAAACGATTACAAACCTGATGTTTGAATCGACCTATGGTGTACAGCCCTCAACAGGGACGACGTATCGCCATCCGATTAATAAAAATGCCTTAACAAGTAAACAAAATTTAATTGAATCCAACACGATTACGGGCCGCAGGGACGCTACGGCACCGGCTTTGGGACAAATTGATGTGTCCGGGCAGATTGAATCGCCACTGGACGTCCGTAATATTGGCAATGTGTTAAAGGCCGTATTTGGGGTCCCCACAACGACGTCTCTTAGTGCAGCTGGAAATATTGTATCGAGTTCTGCGGTCGGCACGGGTATTGCAACATGGAAGGCGATCACCACGGGCTCTTTTTCGGTGTCGATCGATGGCACAGCAAAATCTGTTACCGGAATTACATTTGCATCCGCAACTACCATGACTAATGTGGCATCGCTGATTCAGACGGCACTACGTGCGGCAGGGACGACGACTGGATTTACTGGCGCGACCGTGACGTTTGATGCAGGAACAAATAAATTTACGATAACATCTGGCACTACAGGGGCATCTTCGGCAGTGAGTGTCCTAACTGCGGCAGGATCCGGGGCAGATATTAGCGGGATGATGAATATGACCGCTGGCGTTACCACGGCAGGAGCGGCGCTGTATCAGCATGTATTTAAAGTCGGCGATACCGTACCGTCTATGACCATTGAAAAAGGTTTTACAGATATTGGCAAATATTTCCGGTATGTTGGGTCTAAAGTGAATAAGTTTTCTGTTACCGGTCAGGTAGGGAACAATGAACAGACCTATACCATGGATATGATGGCTGCCAATGAAATCGAACAAACAGCGCCGATGACCGCGTCTCCGACGATACTGGAGATTCTACGGTTTAATAATATCGATGCCACCGTTAAGGAAGGCGGGAATACACTAGCTACCTGCCGAAAAATGCAGCTGGATGTAGATAATGGCTTAGATGGAGATACGTACTGCCTGAACGGCGGTGCTACGCGGCCCAGTATTAACGAAGGTATTGCCAAAGTATCCGGGTCCGTTGAAATATTGTTCACGGATACGACATTGCTGGATAAAGCGATTAATGGTACGGAAACATCGTTGGAAATGGTATTTTCCAAAGGCCCGTATAGTTTGAACTTTAAAATACCGGAAGTATTGCTGGAACGAGCGACACCCACCGTGGATGGGCCCAAAGGTGTGATGGCCACATTAAGTTATAACGGCTATTATGCCAATAACAGTGATAATTCGGCGATCGTCGTTACCTTAATTAATGATGTTTCGTCGTATGCGGCGTAATGACAGGAGGAATGAGAGAACTATGGCAAATGAATTGACAAAAGAAGAAAAGGCACAGGAAGTATATGCCAAACAGCAGGAATATGTGGAAACGTTGATTGCGGACGGTACATTACCCAAAATCCGAATGATTACTCGTAAACAGCGGAAGGCATTGGATAAAGCGAATTTGAATTATCTGAAGCTTCCGATCACAGATAAACGAAATCCCTTTGCGGTACAGGAAGATTGCTACGATTGGATTTTAGATACGGTGTATAAAGAGCACGATTTTTCCAATCTCCCTAATAATGTATGCCTTGTTTTTGCACGGATGACGTTTGCCTCTACCTATCAGGATGAGTTAGCTGAAAAAAACTAATTAAGGTTTGGCAGTGGGTGTCGGAATGGTCTGCCTATTGTGAAATGTGTCGGGACGAGCATCTGAACACAGATTGTAGTACCTGTGAAGCCCGACCGCCACAGTTGATGCCTGTGAATCGCCGGGTATATCACCTGTGGCTGCACTGCCAAACGCAATGGAATTGGAGTGGCGGGATGGAACCGCTGCTGACGGGATTAGATTATCCTGGCGTATACCGGATAGCAGAGATGATGGATGTTGAAATTACGCCCAGTGACCTATATAAATTGCAGGCGTTGGAATGGGATACGATTCAGCGGATTCGTGAGAAAATGAAAAGGAAGTGAGCGTCTCATGGCAGCAAATGATGTGCAAATTAATATTATTGGAAAAGATCAGGCAACCGGCGCCTTTCAGTCCGTATTACAATCCGCTGAAAAAACGTCTCGGGGTGTCCAAGGATTAGGAACGGGTGTCAGTTTCTTAAATACCAGTTTTAGAGAGGCGCAATCCAGTGCCTTGTCCTTTGATTCCGTTCTAGCCAATGCGGGTGGGTATGCGATGGCCATTGCTGGTGTGCAGGGATTGGGAGAAGCCTTGCATGCTACTATCGGTGAAGCTATTGACTTTTATACCACCATGCAAACAGGAAGCATTTCCTTAGCCGGTTCATTAATTTCCATGGGACAGTTGAATGGACAGGATTTGACATGGAACCAATCGTTACTGATGTCTAAAAAGCTAATGACTGATTTAAGCAATCAGGCGTTAGTGACAGGTGCGTCTACCAAAGAAATATCCGATGTATTCCGAGCTATGATTCCCAACGCATTAAATGCGGGGATGACTTTAGATCAAACGTTAAAATTAGCAGGTGCACTCACGACGACCGGCAAAGCAATGGGGTTAAATGGGAATACTTTAATGCGAGACGTACAGGATGTTATTAGTGGGCAAAACGTACAGCGTACTAAACTCGGCGCATTACTAGGGTTGAAAAATGAAGATGTTGAGCAGGCAAAGCAATCAGCCGGTGGCTTATTTGATTTTTTATCCAAGCGGTTACAAGGCGAAATGCAAGCCAATCAGAAGTATTTGGAATCATTCGAAGGACGCTGGAATCACCTGAAAGAATCCATTGCTCGTGTCGGAGGTGTGGGATTAGATACCACATTCAAAGCGGCAACAGATGAAATGGCGGCAATTGCCAATCAGTTTGTGAAGGTGAACAACGAAACCCATCAAGTAGAATTTGTGAATCCAGATATGATTGAAAAGGTTCAAGCTGCCGGTCAAGTTGTCATGAATTTTGGCGGTCAAGTGAAAGAATTTGCCAATGACATCAAGGGAATTGCAATCCCGGCTCTAACTGGATTAGGCGTAGGAATCGATTTTGTATCCCAGCATGCGGCAACGATGGGGGAAGTGCTGATCGGCACCTGGGTGGCTCGTAAATTAAATACATACGTGGTAGATTACCAAAATGCGATTCATGGAGCGGCAGAAGCGCAAACATTCCTGGGGCGGGCGGTTATTCAGACACGCACCCAACTAGAAGAACAAGCTGTTGCTGCAGAAAAGGCCGCCCTAGCTGAACGACAAGCAACTATCACCGCGGCACAGCAAGCCATGCAAGCCAAATTGGTGGGAACCGGCGTTACCGCAGAAACGGCGGTGGTAGCGCAGGCGATGGGTGAAACTCAATTAGCGGCGGCTATTCGAGCGACCGTAGCGGCAGAAGCTGAAAAAGTGGCAGCGGTAGAACGCGTACAATTGGCATTTACGCAAGCAAATGCACAATTAATTGCCGGAGAAGAAACGGTGGCGGCAGGGATTATTGCGAACACCTTATCTTTAAAAGAAGAAGGTGCGGCAGCTGAACTCATGGCAGAACGAATGGTACAGGCCACAACTGCTGCCAAAATGGGGCAATTTGAACTAGCTGACAGCATATTGACGTCAACGCTGGCACTGGATGCACAAGGGGCAGCGTCCATTGTAGATGGTGCCAAAGTAACAGAAGGAGCGACAGCAGGGAAACTGGCGCAGGCCGAACTGGCGGCGGTGACCAATACTACGACGGGGGCTACCATTGGCGCCGGTATACAAGCGGAAACCATGGGCAATAAAATGGTGACTGCTGGGAATGTAGCGAAAACCGCAGTGGGGAAATTAGGGACAGCCATATTTGCCTTGTCAGGCGGTTGGATTGGCGTTGCTATTGCAACAACTTTGGCGGCGGTAGAGCTGGATAAATATATGAGTCGCCTAAAAGATTATAACAAAAATCATACTTTTCAAGGCATTGATGGTAAATATTATACGTACACGCAAGATGGACAAGTTGCACCAGCTATGGATCCTAACGGAAGTATATTTGGGGATGGGCATGGTAATGGATATGCAACCTGGAATCCGGGAGCTAGTGGCATGGGGGCCGCAGGGACGACTGATATGCCTAGCGACGACGTAAAGCAAAGCATTATAGATCAAGAATTAGCGTATGAAGATCAAAAACATCAGGAAGAAATACAGAAAGAAGTAGATAATCTAAAACAGCAGCAGGAACGTTGGCTAGAGATTCAAAAAAAAGCAGAAAATGACCCAGAATATAAACAAACGCAAAAGGAAATAGAAAACCTGATGCAACAGGTTACTGGGAAATATGATAGCGAAGACTCCGGTAAAAAAACGGCCGCAGAAAAATCTGCCGAAAAGGCGGCGAAGGAAGCGGCGCATCAGGCACAGCAAATTGCGGAAGCCAATCACCAATATGCTGAAACCATCAAACAGAATGCGCAAAAAATCCAGCAGGCCAATGAAAAAATAGCCGGTATTTTAGCGTCTGAAGATGAGCAGTTATTACAATACAACGGAACCCAGCTGGATATCGACTTGGCCAAGAACAAAAAAGACTGGATGGATCTTGCCAAACAGATCCATGGTGCGGCAGTCAATCTCAAAACGCTTAGTTTTTCCACTGCATCTGCTACCACGATGGGCGGTGGTCTAGGTGCACAACTTTACGCCATAGCAGCGTCTAAGGACGGTATGCCGTATTTACTAGGTGGCGACGGTATTTCCGCAACGGATTGCGGGAAGCTGTTTGTTGATGGCGTAGCCCAAGCGACAGGTGTGACCATTGGACGTACAGTAGACAACATCGAAGACTACGCTAAAAGTAATGGCGCATGGCATCCGGCAGGAGATGGGTATGTCCCGCAAGTCGGAGATGGTGTGGTAGTACTCGACGGGGGCCATATTGTTATGAGCAATGGCCGCGGCGGATATGTGGGCGCCAATAGCTCAACGGGGGTCGTGGAAAAGGACAGTGTGACCGATGATTTTGGACAGCCTGTTGGCTATGTGTCGGTATCTCAACTGTTTCCAAACTATGACAACAGCAGCGCTCCGGTACAACCTTCTATTTCGCAGGATACGGCCATGTTGCAGGGACAAAGCCCGGAAGTACAGGCGTTGGTACATGCGGCGCAGGAAACCAGTTCCGATATAGGACTTATTCTTGCCATTGCTATGAGGGAATCCGGTGGTGATACCTTAAGCGGCATTAATATGGCTCCTAACGGCGGCATGATGCAAGTTACCGAACAATCCGCAAGCGACTACGGAATTAATGATATATACCCACAATGGCGTGATGATATGGAACAGAACGCATTGGCAGGCATTTATATTTTAAGCCACAAAATAGCCGAACAGGGCGGAGATGTATGGGCCGGAGTAAACGCCTATAATGGCGGCGGAGCTGGTTATTTGGAGAAAGTACAGGGGAATTACAATTCCTTGGGAGCCGATGATGCGATAAATTTAGCGCCAACGTCTTTTACTCGGTATGCACCGCCTGGTACACAGGAAGGGCTGGATAAAAATAATAGAATAAAAACATTGGCGGATCAAAAAGCCTATCAGGATTGGGCGATCCGATACCGTAAGCAGCAAGAAGAAACCAGTGTTATGATGAATAATCTGGAACTGACGGATGCGCCAGACGGCCGAGAAGCGGCAATACAGGCACAGGGACAGGCTGAAATCAATGCGAATAATGATAAATGGAAAGACTATTACAAGGCCAGCGGCGATGAACAAGCGTCACGGGCCTATTTAAATGCGTTAAATCTAAAATCGACAGATGAAACGAATACCAAACGCCGGGATCTGGCCAGTACAGAATACGAGGAACAGAAACAGCATCTGGTTAGTTTGGGGTATCTACAACGTTCCTACCAGCGAGATATAGATGACCAGCAGCAAGCGGCTCTGCAGAATTTTATCAGTACGCAAAAACAGGAATTAGCCGAGATGCAGCTGACGACAGAAGAAAAAATGAAGCTGGAACAGTCGTTGTATGAAAATCAGAAGAGTCTGGATACCCTGATGGCGAAAACCTCGTGGAGCGGTGGGCTGGCATCTTTACAACAGGAAATGCGGGGCTATTCGCAGGATATTGGTTCTGCTATGACGGAAGGCTGGAACAATATCACGGGTAGTATGGAAGGTGCGTTTTCTAATTTGCTGACGGAAAATAAATCCTTTGGAGACAGGATGAAAAACCTGTATATATCGATCGGGAATGAAATTCTAAATACAACCATGAAAATTATCATGCAGGGGCTGATTATGAACTCTGTGATGAAGGCTATGGGGAGTGGTACCAGTTTCAATTTTGGCAGTGTATTATCTTCCATGGGAATTTCGGGAAATGTAGGTGGAATGTCTTTAGGATTAGATACCGGGTGGAGTTCAGGGTTATCAATGGTCGGAAGTTTTGCTTCCGGTGGTACCGTTCCCAGTGGCTATGCGCTGGTAGGCGAAAACGGTGCCGAATTAATTTACAACAAGACACCCGGGTATGTATACAACGCACGGGAAACGTCTGATATTCTAGGCAAAGTGGCAAATGGGCAGGACGCGGGATCATCCAGTGGGGCGCATTCTGTGAGCATGACTTTGGTCAATAAATCTGGCCAAAATTTGCAGGTGTCAAACCCTTCCGTTTCATTCAATGGAACAAAACTGGTGGCTTCTGCTGTAATTGATATTGTTAAAAACAATCGGTATGGCGTACGTACCATGTTGAAAGGAATGGTGTAATTTGGCAGATACAATCACATTTCCCGATAGCCTTATGCAGCCGTCTTTTGGAACAACAGTTGATGTGGAGGACACCTCCATCGTCTCGAAAATGGAAGACGGCTCGGTCATTGGACGACGTAAATTTACTAAAAGCCGGAAAACATGGAAGTTGGTATGGAATGCCATGCCGACGGCACAATACAATACGCTGATGAATTTTTTGCAGAATACTGTATATTTTGCAGCGCTTACTTTTCAATTTACGTCTCCCTTAGATGAGGTAACGTATACCGTGCGGTATGCATCCAAGGAAGAATTTACCACGAAAGAAGTAGATCAAGTGAGCGGCAGTATTACCCTGACGGAGGTGTAACGATGCTATCCTTATCTGCCATTACAAAAGCAGAAAAAAATAAAATGAATACGGATTCTGTGATGCTGATTTTATTGGAACTACAAGTTCCGATTGACGGCGTAGATCCCATCCGCGTGTGTTATAACACGGAAGATATTACCTGGAATGGCCAGCAATGGCTTGCTTTTCCTATGGAGATTGCAGAATGCGAGGAAGATTCCACAGGAAGCTATCCATCGTTTGACATCAAGCTGGATAATACGGGACGGGCACTGACGTATTATGTGGAGCAATCCAATGGAGCTAACGGCGGGCTGGTAATTCTGCGGGTCGTGAATAGCAAGAATTTAGACAGCACAATACCGGAAATAGAAGAAAAATATGAAGTATCGGAATGTCATGTGGATCAGAATTTTGTCACCCTCACGGTGGGCCCGTCGTATTCACCGGATTCCAGACGGCCCATTTACCGGTATTTAAAAAATGGCTGCCGCTTTGAATATAAAGATAAACGCTGCCAGTGCACGTCCAGTCTGGCAGATTGTCCGCATACGCTGGCAGGCTGCCGGGCGCGCGGAAACAGTGCGCGATTCGGCGGTTTTCCGGGGATTGACCAGGGAGGCATTTATGTGTGATGTAACGTATGCCGATTTAATTGGTGTGCCCTTTAAAAACAGAGGACGGGATATCCGTGCGGGGTTTGATTGTTACGGACTGGTGATGGAGGTATACCGACGGCACGGTATGCTACTTCCGGAATTCACTGCGGATTATGATGACTGCGACAAGGTCAGTCATATTATTCATGGGCAGACGCAAAGTGATACGTGGCAACACGTATCTGCACCGCTGCCCGTCCCGTGTGTTGTTGCCATTCGATTCGGCGTGCCGGCTCCGCTGGTCAATCATACCGGTGTATATATCGGAGACGGAAAGTTTATTCATATTCGAGAAAAAACAGGTGTTTGTATTGAATCCATTCACAGCATCGCATGGAAACATGCCATTGCTGGTTTTTTTATGTATAAAGGATCTGCTGTATGATTACCATCATTTGCATTAAAAATCCATTCGCTCCCTATGAAGGGCGTGAAATACACAAAATAGCATATCAGGAAGGCAAGCCGGTATCCTGGTACATCGATCCATATCTTACGCAGTATGTTCCGCTGGATAAACTGGTTATAGCGGTTAATTCTCATGAAGTCACAGGGGACGACATCGTGAAAGACGGGGATTTCGTCGTCATATCGCCGTATATTGGGAAAGGAAGTAAAAATCCACTATTGTTGGTGGCCTCGGTGGCATTAAGTGTCGCAGCTATGGGGCTAGGTGCCACTGTTGCAGGAGTGTCTTCTCTAGCATCTGCTACAGGGTGGGCCGCTATTGGCGGATATTTGACAGCGGCAGCGGTTATGTATTTGGGTGGTACCTTAATCAACAGGGTATTTGGCACTACAAAGGAAAACAGCACATCGAACCCCACCTATAGTTGGGATGGGATTACGACGACCAGCGGACAAGGCAATGCGATCCCAATCACGTATGGGACAGTCAAGACCGGTGGTCAAACGCTCAATAAATTTGTCATGATCGACGATGATGATCAATATTTATTCTGGCTGCTAGCAGCGGGGGAAGGCTATTTGGATATCAGCGATGTGCAGATTAATGCAAACCCAATTAGCTATTATGAACATATTTACTGCGATATTCGAAACGGACTGTATAATCAGGTGCGCATTCAGAATTTTAATGATACGGTTTCTACGGTGTCCTTAAATCAGGAATTATTGGATTCCGGATGGCGCACCTATGAATTAACAGGGAATGCCAATCAAGGGATTGTAGTGCAGGTAGAATGTACGAGCGGACTATATTATGCCAATGACAACGGCAGCCTGGGTGAAGAATGGGTCAAAATCAAGGCCCAGTATTGTGTAACCGGAACCACCAACTGGGTGACCTTTATTGATTCGGGTGGGGAAGCTCATTTTGATAAAAATAAGTGGTGGGAGGGAGAAACAAGCGATCCTAGCAGTAGTGGCCTATACAATGGAAAAATATCGGCAGCTCAAACCAGTGCCGTCCGCCGGCAATTCCGTATCGATGGATTACCTTCCGGCGCATATACCGTTCGCGTCATGGTCATTGGCCGTGGAGCGGATGTTGGGTCTACGCGCGCCGAAACGCGGATTTGGTGGACCAGTGTGGCGGGTGTGGTGTACGATGACTTTTCCTATCCGGGTATGGGATTGGTAGGCATTAAAGGATTAGCAACGAACCAATTATCTGGTTCCCCCAGTATTACATTTATAAAAAAGCGTACGACCATTTTGGCATATAATCCGGATACACAGGTCTACGAAACAAAGGATGCGACCAACCCAGCATGGGCGGCATATGATATGCTGCATCGAGCCATTGATATCAACGGAGATCAGAATGAAATTGTTGTGACAGGTGTGCCCGCTGATTTGATCCTCTATGACCGCTTTGCTGCGTGGGCTGCGTTCTGTGACAGTAAAAATCTAAAAATTAACATTGAAATCAATACGGCAGAAAAGATGATGGAAAGCATCAATAAAAACATAGCCGCTGTCGGGTATGGCATTGTATTGATGTTTGGCGTTAAGTTCGGCTGCGTGTGGGATGCTGTTGTCGATACGCCGGTGCAGATGTTCGGTATGGGAAATATCATTGCTGGCACCTTTGAAGAAAAGTTTTTGCAAACCTCTGATCGGGCCAATGCAGTAGAAGTCACCTTTACCAATAAAGATAAAAACTACGAACGAGATACAGTTACCGTGTATGCAGACGACTACGACGACGCAGATGCCTATAACCAATCTACGTCCATAACGATGGATGGCATTACCAGCTATGAGCAGGCGTATCGGTATGGTAAATTCCAACTGTATTGCAATAAGTATCTGGTCCGTACGTGCGTTTTTGATGCCGCGATTGACGCCATTGCCTGCAATGTAGGCGATGTGATCGCCGTATCACACGATGTGCCGGAATGGGCGTGCAGCGGAAGAATTACAGCAGTCAATGGCAGTCAAGTGACCGTCGGCGCGCTGTTTGATAACTATGACAGCACGGCGTCCTATCAGTTCCAGTACCGGGCTTCGGCCAGCGATAGTATTCATTTGGTGCCTATATCGGATATGGTGATTAATGATACGGGTGTCACAGTGACCCTGTCGTCTGTTCCATCTGACGCTCCAGCAGTTGGTGATGTATGCGATATTGCCAAAACAACGATCGGCTCCAAGTTGTTCACGGTAAAGACAATTACCCGGAGTAATGACGGAGAATTTAAACGTACGATCACATGCTTGGAATACAACAAAAATGTATTCAGTGAAAACTATGATATCCCTACGCCAAACTACTCGACAGCACAGCCGAATCAGGCGGAAAACGTCATCAACGTGTCGGCAAAGCAGATACATTGGCTGGCGTCAGACGGAACCAAACATGCGCATTTGTATGCGACGTGGCAGCTGCCGGATGGTACGTATTCCAGTAAATTTGTTGTCTATGCGTCAACAGACAATATAAAGTGGAATCAGATAATGGAAACGGGTGCCATGGCCTGCGACTTTGATACGGATCCCGATACGGTGTATTATCTTAAAATTAAAACGATCACCAATGTGTCCCAGTCGAGCGGCGTTACTGTTACGGTGGACGTGGGAGAAGATGCACCGCCTAATGACGTTACCGGCCTTACGGCAACAAAAATCACATCTAATACCACACAGGTAAAATTGTCCTGGGAAGCTAATACGGATATCGATCTGAAAGGATACCGGGTGTATGTCAATAGCATCCTGCATAGCAATATCCTGACAGATACGACTTATACATACACCGCCGATCAATCCGGACAGTACACGTTTGCTGTAGTGGCCGTGGATAACAGTGACAACGAATCCGCAAACCAGGCGACCGTGACGGCATCCATCACCTGCGAACCGGCTGATGTGACGGGATTTACCGTACAGCAGAGTGATGCGGATCGGTCGATTGCCGTATTTAACTGGGCGGCGAACAAAGAAGTCGATCTGTCTTACTATGAAATACGAGTCGGCGATTCCTGGGATACCGGGACAGTCCTTGTTACCAAAACAAAAGCGACTACGGCACGCTATACGCTGCCAGCTTCTGGTAGTTATACGTTTTGGATCAAAGCCAGTAATGCCGAAGGGTTTTACAGTGCCAATGCGGTCCAGCTGGTGGAACAAGTCACGCTGGAACCGGATGCGGTCACCAGTCTGGCCATGGCACAATCCACACAGGATAAATCCAAAGCGACGCTGTCCTGGACGGCACCGGCGGGAGGCGATATTGCCTATTATGCGGTGAAATACGGAACATCCTGGGATGCGGGCACGTTGGTGGCGAAAACGAAAGAAATCAAGCTTACGGTAGCACTGCCCGGCAACGGAACCTGGCATTATATGGTACAAGCAGTTACGGTGGCGGGCTATACCAGTACGATCGCCAGTACAGACATTACGGCATCCATCCAGCCTTTGGATGTTACTGGGTTTAAGGCGACACAAGATATCAGTGATAAAACAAAAGTCCGGCTGCAATGGGATGCTGCGGCAGAGCCTGACGTCATGTACTATAAAATCAGACAAGGGAATAATTGGGAGACCGCCGATGTAGTGGCAGAACGAGTCAACAATACTTTTTTTGATGTGGTGGTTGATGATGAAGCGCAGCATACCTGGTTGATCAAGGCTGTCACTATAGCTGGAAATGAAAGCCAGTATGCCGCAAGCGTTAGCGGTATCTATGACCTGCGCCCCAATCCTGTTGCCAGTATTCAGGCGTCGCAGGATAGCAACAACCGATCCATCTTAAATATCAATTGGACCAAAGTTACGGACGGCGACTTATCCGGATACCAGGTAAAGATTGGCGATAACTGGGATGCCGGGGAACCGCTACCGTTCACACGGGAACTGTATGCCACCTATACAATAACCTCGTCGGGCACCTTTAAAGTGATGATTAAAGCCATGAATGCCGCCGGGTATTACTCGGACGAAGTATCCATTGCCTGCACGGTGCAAGTCGAGCCATCCAATGTGACGGGCTTGGTGGCATACCAGAATGGCGATACGGTGGAATTATACTGGGATAAAAGCCCGGACAATGATGTGACAGGTTATGAAATACGGGAAGGATACAGCTTTGACAGCGGAGCATTGGTATCGACCGGGGTAGCGAATACAGACTACACCATGGCCATTGATACGGCCCGTTTTTATCACTATTTTGTCAAAGCAATCAACAGCAGCGGGAAATACAGTAAAACGGCGGCCAGTGTTTCTTTGACCGTCAGCAACTTATCGCCCCGCAATGTAATCCAAACGTTCGATGAAATTGCGTTGGCCAGTGGTACGCACGACAATACGGAATTTGGGACTTCACTGATCAATTTCCAGACGATCGGCGGCAAGTGGTCCGATTATCCGACGACAAAATTCAGTGAAGTCGGCGGCAGCAGCGTGTTAAAGCTGGCAAAGAAAAATTTAGCTCGTGATCCTTCATTTCAATCGGGTATATCTTCATGGATTAATCAAGCGAATATGATGACTTGGGATCAAACAACAGGAAGAACCGATAATTGTAGTATGAAAGTGACGCACGGAAGTAGTGGAAATAATAGAGTTTATTTTCGTATCCCAGTTAAGAAGGGGCAAGAAATAACCTTTTCAGTTTACATAAAAGGAAGCGGGAAGAACTGTATCCATATAGAGTATAACGGAGGCGATTATTCATGGAAAGTATTTTCCAATTCGGAAAGTACAAAAGGATCTGGAACATGGGAACGAATTACGGCTGGATCGGAAATCGCAACATCTGGTACGACCGCATATTGTTTCGTTAACTTTGTAGATTCCAATGACATGTGGATTGATGACGTGCAAGCTGAATATGGGGATGTAATGACTGAGTATGATAGTTATTACCTTGATGGTATCTATACGTCAGCGGTCATTGATATTGCATCCATTATTACTTGTAATGTCACCACACTATTCACATCTTCGGTCAATTTAAAAGGCGGCAGTGCAGCGCTGCAGGTGCGTACTTCGCAGGATGGGACGACATGGCTGGATTGGGAAGGATTTAAGCCGATACAGCGAACATTTCGGTATATTCAGTTCCGCATCCTGCTGGAAACGACAGATATCACGAAGACGCCGGAAGTCAATCAATGTATCGTGTCGATTGATGTGCCGGACACCGATATTGCCTTAACAGCGACGATTAGCACCGGCGGTACAACGGTACAATATGGGCATACCTATTACACGATTCCAGCGGTCGTTCCGGCAGCGATCGGGGAAAACCTGCATGCCGAATTGATCAGTAAGACCTTAAGTGATTGCGTAATCAAAATTAAAAATGCATCCAATACAGACGTCGGCGGTACCGCGGATATCCGTATCAAAGGATACTAACGCCGTAGGGCGTTTTTTTTATTGAAGAAAGGAGCGTGATGATATGGCGTATGACAGCACAAAACCGGCAGATGACGGGTTTCTATCGGCGTTTCCTGCGGAGGCGCGGGAACAGCTGCGGGCTATGATTGAGGATCAGATTGTCAATGCTTTAAAGTTGCAGGGATTAGTTCCGGGCAATGCGTCCGGGCAACTGCCTGTCAGCAATGGCAACGTCAATACGAATTTAAATGCGGACAAAGTAGACGGTAAGGACGCATCTTATTTCTCCCCGTCTACGCATGGCCATAGTGCAGCCACAACAAATGCCGATGGGTTTATGAGCAAGGCTGACAAGACTAAACTGGACGGCGTGGCAACAGGCGCGGAGGTAAATCAAAATGCGTTTAGCAATGTGGCTGTCGGCAGCATTACGATTCAGGCAGATGGCAAGCAGGATACGCTGACTCTTGCAAATGGCGCCAATATTACGATTACACCGGATGCCACTAATGATAAATTGACCATCGCTGTATCAGGGACGGTTCCTAATGCGACCAATGCGGCAACTTGTACTGGAAATTCAGCGACGGCCACAAAATGGCAGACAGCACGAAACATCGCGTTAACCGGCAATGTCACTGGGAGTGCCGCTATAGATGGAAGTGGAGATGTTAGCTTCAGCACGACAGTAAAGGGTATCGACTCAACGGTATTGGCAGCGGTTCTGTTAGCCGCCTATCCGGTAGGAGCACTATATTGGAGTAGTGTCAACACGAATCCGTCTACCTTGTTTGGTGGCACATGGGTTCAGGTTAAGGATAAATTTATACTAGCCGCCGGAGATACCTACTCCGCAGGAACTACCGGTGGAGAGTCCAATCACGTCTTAACTACAAGTGAAATGCCATCCCATGGGCATTCAGGATCAACCAGCGCAAATGGTAATCATTCCCATACTGTTACAACCTTTAATAACTTTGGGAAAATAAACGGGAATAATTATGATGGCTATTGTACTGGAAGTACCAATAGAACCACTAGTACGGCCGGCAATCATCAGCATAGTCTTAGTATAGATAATACTGGCGGTGGTGCAGCACACAACAATATGCCTCCGTATCAAGTATATTATTGCTGGCAACGTACAGCATAAAGGAGCAGTAAAATGAAAATTATTTTATGCGATACAAATCAAACACTTTGTAAATATTGGGAACAGCTATTTGCCAAAGAAAAAGATGTTGAAGTTGTACATTCCCGATTTGAGGATGTGCCGGAATATGATTGCATGGTTAGTCCGGCTAATAGCTTTGGCTTGATGGATGGCGGTATTGATGCCGCAATCACAGCCTATTTCGGAGATCAATTGATGCAGCGTGTACAGGATCGCATCATGCAGGAGTATTGCGGCGAGCAGCCTATCGGTACATCGATCATTGTACCAACAAGGAATAAATCACATCCATGGCTGGCGCATACTCCGACGATGAGAGTACCCCGCAATATCTACGGTACCGATAATGTCTATAATGCTATGAGGGCTATGCTGATAACTGTACGCAAAGGGAAGGAAATGTTTACATCAGACTGCGACACTGCTTATGGACAAATGCATGCAGTCGTAACCCATATAGATATCAAGACAATCTTATGCCCTGGGTTGGGAACCGCAACCGGAAAAATGCCTCCGGATGTCGCTGCATGGCAAATGTATTGTGCCTATAAAAGTGTAATGTATCCTCGACCTATTCACTGGGATAATGCCATTGCCATAGAGCAGGAAATTTATAGATAAAGGCGGTGAACCATGGGTGAACATGATTTTCAGACAGAATTGCTGGGGCGGCTCAGCAGCATGGAATCTAAAATAGACATTATGTACGAAGAGTTGCGCTCGCTACAGGCTGACGCGAGGAAATCGAGTGTAGACACTGCGGATGCATTGACGTCGGCAAAGTCAGCACATAAGCGCATTGACGGAATTAAAACAGATGCAATGTTATTGGGAGCAGTCATTTCGTTCTTCGTTACCCTTATTTTTAAACTTCTTGGAAAATAGAAAGGCGGTGATCCCGTATCTGATCCAGCGGAGGGAGGTGATGTGAGTTGTTGAAAAAAATACAAAATATGTTAGTCGTAGCCTTATCCAAAACAGATAAGCTGCAGATACGAGGTATGCCAAGATTGATGGTATATCTTTTTTTATTGCTGGTGATTATATGTATGCTATTGTTTATGGCCGCGTGGAGCTGGCAGTGGAATACGACCGGCAAAGCGGACCTGGCTATTATGATCCAGTTTATTACGGCGATTACGTCAGTGTCGTTTATTGCAGCCGTCGGATTTTTCGGCAAAGCGATGGTAGACAAAGACAATGACGGCATTCCAGATGAATGGGAAGGAGAACATAAATGAAATATGGGATTGACGTAAGCTATGCTCAGGAAGATTTTGATTTCAATCAGGCGGTATCCAATGGAAAATCATTTGCGGTCGTAAAAATTGGCGAACATGATTATATGGACGATCTATTTGCTGCCAATATCAACGGGGCGTTGGATGCGGGGATGGACGTTGGAGTGTATTATGTTCCACGCAGCTTGGATGTCGAGAGCATGAAGGCTGATGCGCAGTATTTTGCAGACCTAATCAAGCAAAACATATCAGCTGAATTAAAGTGTGGTATGTGGCTCGATATCGAAGAGCGATATTATGAAGGCAAAGTTACTGTGCAGGGGCTGACCGATTTAATATCAGCGTTTATTGTTGTCATGAATCAAAATGGCTTCGATTGCGGTATCTACGCATCTTACAATATGCTGACATATCACATGGATGTAAGCCAATTTGCCGACTACGTGAAGTTTTTTCCGGCTAATTACGGCACGTCAACCTGTGCGTTTAAAGATGAACACCCAGAAAAACAAGTGGTTTTATGGCAATATTCAGATTCTAATGGTGAGTTAGATTTAGATATTATGTATGAAGAAGGAGAGGAATAATTATGGCAGAAGAAAATGTACAGACAACACCGGCAGTTACGGAGACTACGGAACAAACCGATATCGAAAAGCTGGACGCTAAGATTGCAGACTTGGAAGCAGACGGCACGGAAGTATTTGCCGACGCTATCCAAATTTTGAAGGATAAGCGTGACGCCCTGGTTGCCCAGGCAGAGGCAGATGCCAAGAAAGCGGAAACCGAAGTGACGACAGATGCAAAGACTTTCAAAGAAAAATATGGAAACGATATCATGAACGCAGTTGAAATTGTTGCTCTGGCGGCGATTATTTACAGACTGTTTTTCTTTTAAGCGCAAAACGGCCGGCGGGAAATTCCTGCCGGCTTATTTTTATATATGGAGGCGTACCATGACGACAATTATAAATTTCATCAGTGCTCATAAAAAACAGATCGCTTGTGTGACGATCATAGCCATTTTAGCATGCGCAGGCATATACTTTTACCTGCAATACGTCAAAACAGCGCAGGAAGCCGCTCATGTGGAAAAATATGAAGATACCACAGATCAGGATAAAATCAAGAAAGATTTGGATGTAGACAGCACTACGGCTGGGCAGATTGCCAAAGAAATTCAGTATATTCACGACGGGACGACACCACCAACCGTTACGTATTATGTACAATCGCCGACCGTGGAAAAAGCGGCAGAACAAACTGCGGATGCCATTAATAAGAATGATACTACATTGCCTGTAGCCGCTACAGAAAAAACAGATCGAACCGTTGTGACAGCCAATACGGATCAGCAAAAAGTGGATGTATACAAAATTAATCTCCGGAACAATCACAAGATCAAAGCCGGAATCTTATATGCAGACGACAAGGCGTATGCTGGAGTCGGGTATCAGGCTGGGCGGGTGGAAGCCATGGTATACATGAGTGCAGACGGTAAGAAGGCCGGGGCGGTGAATTATACGGTGAAAGAATGGTAAGCACAGGGCATTGGAGCACTTTATAGGTTTTAATGGATGTAAAACTGTTGAAAATATAATAAAAAGATCATATAATGAACATATATATAATTTAGCAATATTGGTGGTGATTGTTATATTAAAATGGAAAGATAAAAAGAAATTAACAAGGCAGAATATTGATAAAAGAAATTTTCAACGCGATTGTAAACGAAATATATTAAGGAAAACGAAAGGAAAAAGTTTGCTATCTAGTTCTATTGTAGTCATTCCTTCAAATTTTTCCATCGTTAACAATACAGAAGAAACTATTAAATGCTTTAATAATCTTTTAACGATAGTCAGTAGACATAAAGATGGTATGGGGTATATTGATTCTGGACAAATAGAAAACCTAGATGCAGGAGCCTTGATGTATCTTATTGCCATTATAACCGAGGCTAATAAGCAAAATTATTGTTTTAATGGAAATCATCCTAAAACAAAAATAGCAAAAGAAATGTATAAAAAATACGGATTTTACAATTATGTATCAACTACCACCAAAATACAAAATATTGATGATGGAAACACATTGCAAATAATAGAGATGTCCGATGTAAATCCAGCTGTTGCAAATAAAATATGTGATTTTGCAGAGAATCATGGGTGCTTTTCCAACGATCCTTTGTTAAGGCGGCAAATGTATGTTACTCTTGTAGAGCTGATGGGTAACGTTGTCCAACATGCATATACAGACACTACTATATCTAATAAATGGTTGTCTTTTTCTGAATTTAAAAATGAAGCCGTTAATTTTTTATTTTTTGATATAGGTCGGGGTATTCCAGAAACTGTAAATACGAACTTTTTGGAAGAAGCAAAAAATCTTATTCTCTCGCCTGATAGAAGGGAATGCGACTTAATACAATCGTCCTTTGAAGGAGCATTTAGAACGCAAACTCAAGAAAAACACAGAGGACAAGGGTTACCTCAAATTAGAAAATTTCTTCAATCGCCCAATGTAGCGGCTTCTTTCGTTTTTTCGGGAAAAGGATATTATTCTGTTAGCATGAAGAATGAGGCTCATGATTTTAAAGAAAAACTGCATGGAACATTATTTGGGTGGACTATAAGAGGAGTATGATTATGGAAACTATTAAATTATCTATTGCAAGCGATTTTACAAAAACACCCGGTGGGAGATATAAAAAACAAGGGGCTTATTCAGGTGAGGAATTTCGTGATAAATATTTAGAGCCTCAGTTTGAAAAAGCAAAAAAAGAGGGGAAAAAGCTGATTATTGATATGGATGGTTGTATGGGGTATCCGTCTTCATTTATTGACGAAAGCTTTGGTGAATTGGGCCGTCGTTTAAGAAAAAAAAATATAGATTTTATGAAGTATGTCGAAATAATATCTAACGATCAACCAGGATTAACTAATGATATTGTGAAATACATAAAGGGTTAAAAATGAGGAAGTATAAGAAATTATTAAGAAGTATATGTATTGCTGGTGGAATAGTGGCACTAATGGGCGATGTGATTTATTGTTATGCCACGGGAGAACAGGCAAATTATTTTTATGTACCATTTGCCAATGCAATCTATATTGTTGTGTTCGTGTGGATAGGGGTTGTAGTTTCTAAGGCTCATACAAAAGTAGCGGATAAAAAACGAATGATTGAAAAAACTATTCAAAATATTATTGATACCATTCATTTAGAAAAAATGGCTGAAATTAATTCAGAGGATAAGTTGAACCGTATTAAATTACTACAAAGAAGTATTGATAATGATTTCAGAAGATTAAAGATGTTTTCCGAAGAATTTGACTATAGTGAAAATCTAGAATATAGTGTTAACAACTTCAAAAATTATTGGGATTGTGTTAGTAATCACATTACTGATATGGAGCATTTACGAACATCTAGAATAGATTTTGAAAACTATTTGTTAAATTCTGTTAATAAACTGAACGATATTTTATTTTGTTTGAATCAATAA